TATTTGATTATGACCCACAAAATGACGAGGAAAGAAAAGTTTTTTCGTACCTCAGGCAGCGGCACAACCGCGAATCGAGGAAAAGGGAACAAAGGGAGTATTATGCAAGCATACCGTATCGAAAGATTGATGATATATCCAAAAGTACGGATTTGTCAAAAAGCGAGAAAGAGAAGCAAATAGATGAAACCGTGGAAAAGTATTCGCGCTCGGGACAAAAAAGAGAGAATTTAAAGAAATATGCGGAAGAAAAGAAACCCGACTCATTTGTATCGTGGCTCGGTAAAAATGCAATGAACGGTCTTTCTCAATTTAACAAACAAGCTATCTCAACGCTGGACTATATTCTTCCTACAGAATTTTTGGGGAAATATGATTTTATCAGCAAAGCGAATGATTATTATAAAAAAGAGAGTGAGAGATACGCAGACGAAGCACAAAAGTCATCCGTATCAAGAGGAAAAGGCTGGACGACCGGCGGAGAGTTGGTATCGGGTACGGTCAATGCCTTACCCAATGCAATTATGGCTTTTATGAGTGCAGGAGCAAGTTTAGGAGCGTCTGCCGCACCCACACTCACGAACACAGCCGCAGCATCATCTTCAATATTGTCTAAGATAGGGCAATCAGCTAAAGAAATGGTGCAAAATCCGTCTTATTGGACATCGGTTTTGCAAACGCTCGGAACAGACTATGAGGACGCAAAGGAACGAGGAGCGGATGATTTTACCGCAGCGACAACAGCCATACTTACAACCGCTTTGAATGCAGGGATAGAGGTTGGCGGCGGTACGGAAGTGTTACCGAAAAAGCTGAAAGAGGGCAGTAAAAACGCTGTTTTGGACTGGGTGAAATCGTCTTTGGAAGAGGGCGGCGAGGAAGTCGTTCAAGGAATAACCACGAATGCGATGGCTAAGCTTATGTACGACCGCAACGCGCCGATATTTTCAACGACAGATGAAAACGCGGCTGTAAACCCTGTGAATCTATCAAAAGAATTCGGTATGGGTGCGGCTGTCGGCGGAATCCTCGGCGGTGGGCAAATAGGAGCGGCGCAAGGTATTAATAAGGGAATCAATTATGCGGATAACCAAACCATAGGCAAGAGAGCGTTATCTGTATCACAGCCCGATGTGCTTATTAACCGTGCGATTGACGCAGGACTTGAATCGAGTGATGAAAAGACGGTCGGCCGAATACAAAAACTCGCGGATAAATACAAGAGCGGAAACGCAAGCACGGCAGAGGTCGGCGAAATTATCAAAACGGGATTGCGCACGGGATATGAACAGGAGCAAAATCTCAAAGTGACCGAAGATACACAGACGAACGATGATGTCGCATTGCCGACACATGACACCGCAAGGCAGAGCGTTTTGGCGGCGGCAAATTCGGGAAATTCGGAAAGCTCGGTTATATCACCGTCGGTGACAGCGGCGGCGAATGTTTCGGAGCGGCAAATGCACGATGTTAAGGAAAATTTATCCGAGGGCGGAGCGGCGCAGAGCGTGGAACAGGTTCAAAACGCCGTTAAAAAGGTCACAAACACGATGATAAACGAGTTTAAAAACTCAAATATCAAGAATATTCCGAACTATCAGGCGGCGTATGATGAAAACTTGCGGCTTTCGACCACAAAGGGCGCAACGATAGACAAGGATTTTATCAAAACATACGCAAACCAATACGCAGAGGGCTTAAAACGCAACAATTCAAAGGCGTACAAGGAACTTGCGAGCGTATCGGATGATGTGGGTTCTATGCTGACCGACTATCTCATAAGCAATCGTATTCCGCAGGGGATAGGCGACATATCCGCACTGGCACAAGCAGGCGGCGAGCTTAGGTCTATTGTCGGCAAGGCGGCGCAGACTACCCTCGCGATGAACGGCAAGATATACAACGACACGGACAGGGTATCGGCAATATCGAACGAGATTTCAAACGGTAATTTCGCCGTGGTTGACGGTGCAAATGACGGAAATATTGCGCTCGCAAAGGTCGGTGAATACTATGAGGCATACGGAGCGGACGCGGTTGCTTTGGCGAAAGCGTTTGGCGTTTCGACCCATTATATTCAAAAAAACGGTCGGAAAACGCTTGTTGCCGCCGTGCCGTCAAAGTATATAGGCGAATACACGGCAAAATTGGGGTACAGCGGCACGCAATACAGCACAGGCGGCTACGAGTATATCTATCTCACAAAGGGCGCGGAACGCGGAAATTTAAGCGCGGACGCGGTACGTTCGGATATAACCGCAGAGAGCGACAGTGATTTTATCGCGGAGATTGAAAAGAACGGAATGATTGAGCTTGACGAACGACCGTCAGAGAGCAAGATTGAAACGATTGCGGCACAGGTCGAGAGGGATAACACGATACCCGTATATCTTGACGGCGTTGATAAGTTGGGCGAAGTTTTGCTTGTTTATGCGAATGAGGAAGATGTAACCCGAAATATGGTAAAGACGGACATAAATTCGTACTATGACGGAGTTATGCCCGAGCGAGGCATACCCTTATCCGAAAACACGGACAGGCATTATGACGAGGACACAATAGAAATCAGCGAACGTCCGTCGGAGTATGACGCGGATTCGTACGCATTGGTAGTCGAACTTGACAGAACGATACCGATTTTGTTAAACGGTGTTGACGAATTGGGCGAGGTTGAGCTTAACTACTCAAATGAGGAAAATGTTACGCGCGATATGGTTAAGTCGGATATTGACGCGTACTATAGCGGAACTATGCCCGAACACGGCGTATCCCTGTCGAATAATTATGACCCTGATATAAAATTTTCGGTAGAGAGTGTTGACGGGACGGATGACTATTCGGCGAAAGAGATTGAGAACTGGAAAGACAGTAAAAATATTGTTGTGTATAAGAATGAAACACAGTTTAATCAATTCGTAAACGAGGTTCTCGAAAATAAAAAACCCGACCGTAAAATGTATTTTGGCAAAGTTGGAGAGAGTGCGGCAAAAAATATTTATGAGAAAACGGGCGTAAATGTAAGGGGTTATAATATCTCGCTTAAAGGGTATGAAATAAGAAAAATACTGCTTAATTCACACGGTAATGCAAAAGCCGAATCGATGAGGGGACAAGCAGCGATAAATACAAGTGACCTGCTTAAAATTCCTGAAATTATAACGAGCCCCGATTATGTCGGACTGTCAGACAAATTGTATAACGGAAACAAAGTTATTGAATTTAGAAAAGAGTTTGACGGAAAAACAGTTGTAATCAGTTATGTTTCAGGCAAACATCACGATTTGCAGATACAAACAATGTACAAAAATATAAAAAGAAACCTATCCGAGCTGCCAAGTGGAGATAACTCCTTCTCGCATACGTCCAAGACGCGCCCCGGTACGGTTTCATCTATAGACAATATATCACAAAATGATGATATTGTCAAGAGCAGTATACGCAAAAATTCGGGAAACGATACGGAAAATGTTAAATTCTCGCAAGATAATTCTCTTGACGGGGGCGGCATAATAAGGTATAATGACGATATTGACATACCGTATCGGGAATCGAAACAGCTCAGCGAATACATAATGTCGGAAAACAACCGAAACGGAAGCAGGTTAAAGCCGTTCGGTTATAAAGAAATCGGCGATAATTTCTATTTTTGGCGCAACAACAGCAAGACGGATTATGATGTCATTGCGCAGGTAGAGATAGACGGAAACGAAGATGTGATTGATTTAATCAGAAAGGGATTTGAAAATGGCGAAACGCACGGAATTGACGATGGAACAAAAAGACTTGCTGAAATTGTTGCAGGCGTTCGGGATAGACGAAGAGGGAACAGTGGGAATAATGCTGTTGACACAGCGGAGCTATCAAACGGAAATGATGATAGATTATATTCTCGACAATCATCAGACGATGACGGAATCAAGTTTGATAGAGAAAGCAATCGAAATCAGCAAAATACGGAGGTAGGAAATTATGGACGAGATGATATTCTTAATGGAAACGATAGACGGACACTTGGTGAGGGTGAAAGAGAGCGAGGTTCAGGCGTTCAAGAAATCACAGGAGATGCAAGCGGAAATGCGAGCGAAGAACAAAGCAGTGCAAGTACCCGAGGAATTTATGCGCGAGATGTCAAAGAGGCTGGCGGCGTTGAACGACGAAACGACAGAGGAGTAGAGGCGGATTTTGTCAAGAGCGAGTATTACAATGACGAAATGCGCAGGATTGCCGCAGAGAATGACGAGCGCGGAGTTGTAACACACTTTATTTTAGGCAACGGGCGTGCGATAGAATACGGTACGAATTTCAGAGGTGCGGTGCGCGGTAACGAGGTGTATATACAAGCCGACCACGGAAAATATTCACCCACACAGATAAACCGCCACGAGATAATACACCGCAACTATTCATCAGATACCGTTCAGACGCTCAAAAACCGCATTAAAAACCGTTTAACGAATGAACAGATACGAGATATAGCCGAGAGCCTGTATCGCGATTACGCGCAGAAACGGCGGTCGTTTGATGAGATATTCGAGGAGTTTGTCTGTGACGTTATGGCGGATATGAATGATTATGCCGAAATGTTCGAAACGGAAACGCGCGAATATTGGGCGGCAGAGGAGCAAGACCGAAAGGGATATTCACCGTCAACATATACCGAGAGCATTGACGCAGGGGGGAAAAACACCGAGGTAAAAAGATTTATTGATGAATTATCTAATAATGCGGATAAATTCAACCAAGAAGAAAAAGTATTCGATGTAGAATATAAAACAATTCCCAAAAAAGGCAAAACATCCGAAGCTATTGCAAATTATTTTAAAAGTATCGGGGGAATAGCTGTAAATCCTCATTTAGGAGTAGTCGAATTGAATAAAAAGGGTGCAAAGACCACCGTTTTTCATGGTATCTCCGGAGATAAGTTTTCGGCTGTGGCTGCTATAAAAGATGTTATTGAAAACGGCAAAATTATAGCACATGACTTTAATTGGAAAAATAGAGGGTACGATACCTATTTAATTGCCGGCAGAGGATATATAAACGGGCAGGACGCTGTTGTTGGGGTTATCGTAAAGAATTATCCCAAAAGTAATCAGAATAATAAGTTCTATCTGCATGAAATAATAAAAATAGGAGCTTCTCACACGGCGGTTGATAACAACACGATACGTGTAAACGAGCAAACTCCTATTAACAACACCAATATATCACAAAATGATAACGATGTCAATAGTATTGTACGCAAAAGTTCGAAAAATGATACCGACATACGTTTTTCAACCGATGAAAATACCGATGTGAACATGTCGGACGATGAGGATATGAGTTATTTGTCCGAACCCGTCAGGAATATCAGAAATGATATAAACGAGGTTATAAATCGTGCCGACCTAAAAAAAGGCGGCAAGGTATATGACCGTGCGGCGGCGGTTCGGGTGAGGGACAGTATAATTGCGAACCTTGATGTTGGGGTTGACAGGGGCGAATACCTGCACCTTAGCGAAAAGGACAAAAACGCAATGCTTGTTCTTGTCAATCGTACATTGAATGCGAGCGCGCCAAAGCGAATAAACTCGGAAGCGAAAATCCTTGCAAGGTTTATTGCACAAAAGGCAAAGGTTTATACGGCGGCGGACTATGATTATTCGGGTGTAAAGAGCTTTATCCTTGATTATACACGACACGCGGTATCGATAACGCCCGATGTGAAACAAGCCCTTATAACAGTTTTCGGCGAGGACAGTGCAAAGGGGTACTCGGCTTTATTCGGTAAAAGCGAAAGGACAGGCAGTGCGCAGACGATAGACGCGATTTATGACGAGATGAGCGATGTTCGTCCCGACCTCTTTCCGACAGATGTTTTGGGCGAGGGCGAGAAAATGCGCAGGATTGCCGAAATATACGCGTGGGCAAAAGACGGCGAGGCAGAAACGAACGGAAGTGCGCGGCTTATTGATGTTATGTCAACGGAAGATAAACAGAAGTTCGCAAACGGTGTATATGAACAGCTTATATCCGCGCTGGATTCGGATTATCGCCCGAGTAAAACCCTTTCGGCAATGAATGAGATACGCAATGAATACGAAACTGAAATTGCTAAAATCAAAGGCGAGATGAAAAAACGCGCGGAAGACAGAGCAAAGAGGGCGGATATTCGCAGAAGCCCCGAACAGTGGCAGACAGAGCGTATGAAAAATGCGCCCGAACCGAAAAAGCGCGGCAAAATCGCACAGACGATAAATGACAGCGAACGCGTTCAATCGGCAAAACAGAGGTTGGGTATCGGAAACGGAATTAGTAACATCGGTGATATTGTCGATTTTATATCGAATAAATTTGGTGTTGTTATATCGACGGGCAAGGTCAGCGGAAAAACAACGGGTATATATAAAGAACAATCGGGCAATATGCGCGTGCGTAATTCAAACGATATACCGACCGTGGCTTTTGAACTCGGCAAACATCTGAATAAAACGTATAAATTCACCGAAATGGATTCAATCGGTACGCTTATGAAACAGATATACTATACGAACAGCGATATTTTTAATGATTTTAATGCCGGTTCACTCGGAATATCAAATTTAATCAGCGGTGCAGATGAACAAGCGTTAAAAGCGAAAAATGCGGCGGTATCGGAGTTTATGCGCGAATATCTTTTGAACAAGGATGTTGCGAAAGAAAAATATCCGCAGTTTTATGCTGATTTTGTTATGCGTATGAGTGATGAAAAGGTCGGCAAAAAGACGGATGTTAAAAACCTTGACGCGGCGGCGGATATGATAAACAAATATATGTCAAGCCCGACATCGGAACGTATAGACGCAATGACGGTCACGAATAAACAAGCGAAGATAGCCCAGACCCCGACAATGACCGAATCGGCACGTAAATTCTATTTGGATTGGGTCGATTCATTCAACCCGATAAAGAATGTTATGTCATATGTCAAAAAGGTTTCGGGCGGTGACATAACGGGCAAAAGGGACGCGTACACAATCGCGATGAACTCTTTGAACGCGACAACCATAGCAAATTATATCAACACAAAAGGTATGACGGATTTGGACGGAAACATAAATCTCGGAAAGTCGTTTATAGAGTGTGTGGGCAATGTTAAGAAAAAAGACCTTAACACTTTTGACCGATACCTTATCATAAAGCACGCGCTTGAATGGATTGAACCGTTGGACGAAAACACACCGAAAAAGAGGGTGTTTTCGGATGAAACGCTTGAAAACCCGACGGAACTCAGACGTGAGCTTGCGGAGATAGAGAAAAAACACCCCGAAATGAAACAGGCGGCGGAAAATCTTTATGAGTTCCAACGCAATGTAATTGAGAATTTTGTTATACCGGCAGGCGGAATATCACAGGCGGAATATCAAAAGCTGATTGCAAAATATCCGAGTTATGTTCCGTTCTTTAGGGCGACGAACAAGAGGGGAAAGCTAAATCAATTCATAAAGGGAACGCTTGCAAATCAGTCAAGCCCGATAAAGACGGCGAACGGCGGCGGTGAGCTTTTAATCAGTCCGTTAGAGAGCATTATCCGTAACACCGAAAAAATGGTTAAGTTCGGCACAAGACAGAGAACAATGCAGATTTTGGCGGAGTATGCGGACAGCGTTGACGGAATGGGTAAGTTTATGGAAAAGGTATCACCTGATATGATGATGACACGAGAAGGGAAAAAGTCGTTTGAGATGATAAAAGATGTTTTGGCGGATAAGGTCAATGCGGAAGATTATCTTGATTTGACAGGAGCGATAGCAGACATACTCGGCGATACGGACGGCGGTTTTTCGCCAATTGCGGACGAAAAGAATATGATTGTTACCGTTATGAATGACGGAAAGAAATCATATTATCAGATACACGACAGACTTTTGTATGAGGCGATCGCCGATATGACGCCGCAAGAGGCGAATATGGCGGTTAGAATTTCGGGAGCGATAATGAACCCGATGAAAATTCTTATCACGCAGAACAACCCGATATTTGCGCTAACGAATGCGATACGTGATATACAGACAGCGTACAAAAATTCTAATATAAATAATCCGATAATGTTTGCCGCAAAGTACGCAAATGCTGCTTATGGGATGCTGAAAAAATCAGACGATTATAAAAGGTATCAAGCAATGGGCGGCGGACATTCATCGGAGCTGTCGGCGAATATGGAGAGTATAAAGGAATCGATAAGAGCGCTTAACAATAAAGACAAAGTTGCGGCGGTCAGATTCCTCGGTTCGATTATCCGTCACCCGATACAGAGCATAGCGGCGGTCAATGACTTTGTTGAAAGCACTCCGAGATTTATGGAGTTTAAGAATAAGTTAAAACAAACAGGTGATACGCAAAGCGCAATATATGCAGCAGATGATTTGACAACGAACTTTAAGCGCATCGGAAAGAAAGGGCGAAGCCTTAACAAAGTTATTATGTATAACAATGCAGGAGTGCAAGGACTTGACAAGCTTCGCAGGAGCTTTGCCGATGTACCGAAAAACGAACGAAGCGCAAGAATTGTAAAATATGCGATCTGCGCATTGATAACGACGGCGTTAACGGAATTTTGGAACAGACGTGACGATGAATCGGAGGAAGCGTGGGAGAACCTTTCGGCGTACAAGAAGAATAATTTTTATAATTTTTATATCGGTGACGGTGATTTTATATCAATACCGAAAGCGAGAGAGTTGGCCACGCTCAGCAGCTTTTTTGAAAGGTGTGCAGACAAGTATTTTTATGATAACGATGAAGCTTTTTATGATTTCGGCGGATATTTATGGCAACAGTTTACACCGCCGGTATTGCCTGAACCGGGAAACCCTGTGGATATGGCACATTCGCTTTTCGGCAGTACGGTTTTATCATCTTTAACCGACATCGGATTTAACAAGGATTTTAAAGGTTCGCCGATCGAGAGTGACTATGACAAAAACCTTTATCCGTTCCAACGGTACAGCGAGAACACATCTAAGCTTGCGGTATGGCTCGGACAGACGGAAATTGCACGGAAACTCAATATTTCGCCGAAACAACTCGACCATATTTTGTCGAGCAATCTCGGCATTATAGGACAGATTAACAAGGCATTGTTCCCGAGCAACGAGAGTCGCAAGGATTTGTCTTTCGGACTTAGAAACAAATTTATCGCAGACAGCAATTATTCGACCGATGTGCTTAACAAAATGTATGATAACACAGAGGTATCGGGACGTGAATTTGCATATAATCCGTCGGCGGATAATGCAATAAAATATGAGAATGACGCGATTTTATCAAGCTTTGTATCGAGAATGAATGCGGCGGTTCGTAGCTTGCCCGATGACCAACAGAGAATGGGCAGGGCATATCTTTTAAAGTGTCTTAAAAATTGGAACAGCGGACTTGATGAAAACCAAAAGAATATGTCAGAAAAGCTTAACGGCAAAGAGGTCAACGAGGACACGATTTTAAAGGATCTTCCGACAAACAAGCTTAAATGGACGGTCAATAAGCAAGATTTTGAATACGAGATGAATCCGAATGAATATGCGGAATACACAAAGGACTTGCTAAGCGAGATTGCACGCGCACGTTCGGAAGTCAGCGGTGACGGTGACGATTATCAGACGGCAGTCAAAGAGGCGATAAGCAATGCGAAATCGGCAGCTTTGGAAAGAGCGAAAGAAAAGTATGCACCGCCCGAAGTGAAAGCGGAACAGGCGAAGAAAAAGTCAAAGAAAAAAACCTCGAAAAAGAAGAAGAAGTAAATCAATGCGGAATTCGGAATGCGGAATGCGTAATTAAAAAAGGACGGGTCAGCCGTCCTTTTTTAGTGGGGGTGGGTTATATCGGAACGGAATGATGCGAATTGAAACAAAATGAACAAAAGTTTTAGGTTACATTTGGTATTGTTTGATAAATGCAAAATCATATTTGCGAAAAATGTTGACATTCAATGTAACAGGAAGTATAATATAAATGATAAAAGGTATATACTATTACCAAGCCATTAGTTGGTTTTCAATGTGCTTGATTCGCATTGATTGTTGCTTGCCGACGGCGACTGATAAATAGTCGGCTTGTTTTTATTTAAATAAAGGGGTTAATAGCTATGATTTCGATGAACAGATTGAGAGAGATAAGCAATGATTTGGATAACAGTATTATCCAAAATGTTATACCTGAAAATTTTCAAGTGCTGTCATACGATTTACGGATTAAAAATATAATTGTTCCCGATACAGAAGAAAATTCGGTGTTTGAGAAGTATTCACTACCGCCCGGAAACACGGTTTTTGTTTCTACGATAGAGGATATTCAACTTCCCAACACTCTTGTTGGATTGGTGGTACAAAGAAATTCAATAATCAGGCGCGGTCTTGTTGTCGATGCTCCTGTTTATCTTCCGGGACATCATACAAAATTGTTTTTGAGAATAACAAATATAACCACTGATGATATTTTGCTTGTTCGTGACAATTCTATCGCATCTATTATGTTTGATGAGCTTTCTGAACCTGTGGACGGCTATACCGGTAAATTTTCCGATGAATTTGATTACCGTGGTGTCGGAAATTACAGTGCTGATATTCCCACACCTATAAAAATTGATAAAAAGATTCAGAGTATCGAAAATATAGAAAAGAATTTATATGAAAAAGTTGTTACTATTCTTACAATCTTTGTCGGGATTTTCAGCATAATAAATTTAAATATAAACTTTTTGAGCAAAGATGTTACATATAACTTGATGATAATATATAATCTTATGACAATCGGCGGATTAGGTATAATGATTAGTTTTGTTGGATTTATAATTAATCATAAAAGAAAAACACCGTGGATTATATCCGTTTTTTCGATGGTTTTGATTATAATAACTGTTATTCTATGTATTTTGTTGAAATAAAGATTTTAATCAGAATCGTTTTAAACAGTGCTTATCAAACGAAAAAGGACGGGTCAGCCGTCCTTTTTTATATGCCGATATGCGATTTTTCTGACGGAATCGGCGGTGTTTGAGCCGCCGACTCTATATGCGGTTGCCCGCCACGACAGGCAATCGATATATCTGTGTTTTATTATCATACGAGTGAGGCTGTCATCAATATTATTTACATATGCAAGGATTTTCAGCTTTTCGAGTTCGGCTTTTTGGCGTGTTTTTAATATAGCTTTTTTTTGTTCGGCAATAACCGCAGTAATGTCAGGTGCAGCGGCGGTGCGTTTGAGGTTGGCAAGTTCACGCTCGGCTTGTGCGATTTCACGGCGCAGATAATAATATTGCGACAGTTTATGTTTTGTCAATTAATACACTTCCTTTTTGAATGCACAGTTTATACAGCGCATATGTGTTAATATTTCACAGCGTGCGCCCTTTTTATGGACGCACACGGGTTTTGTCTTTCGTTTTATTCGCCGTCGGCGCAGGTAGGTGAGGTTATACATCGATTTTATCCTCAGTATAAATCATTAAAGTTAATTTCGCTAAAGCAAGCCAGAGAAATGCACCCAAATAATCACCACAAATCATCCTAATAATAGCTACTCCAAATTCTATTCCAATCTCCAATATCCCAAATATGTATTTTATCATTTTCGTGTTACTCCTTTATACATCAATTTTATCTCTGTTCTTTGTCATATAATCGGTAATGGTACTTACCGATGTATTGTCGGGTGTGTAGGTTCTTAAATATTCAGCGCCGTATGTATGCTCTTTTGTGTACTCATCATCTTCGGGAAGAATCAGACAGAATTTTTTGCTTGTCACATACGTTTTTTTGTACCCGATATATGTCATATACTCGGTCACGATAATTACCGCGCCTGTCGGAAGTTCGTATCGGTAAAACTTTAAATTAAGTTCGGGGACTTCTTTCCACACGCCCCACGCCTTATAATTGTTGATAAAATTCTCGCGTTCCTGTTTGTTTTTAAGTATCATTTTGTTATCCTCGCTTTCAGTTACCTCGTTAAAACCGTATATTTTCGGTATCCCAGTATATGCTCCAACTCCCATATTCGTATAAGTATTTCGTCTTGTCTGTAAAAGTCTGATTTAGCCTTTAATTCATCAAAAAACGGATATTCTTCTTTTAAATTTCCGCGCCATTTTTCAAGCTCATTTCTTGTGTAACGTTCGCATTTGTCGATGTCCATCGTATATCCGCCATATGACCTTTTCGCATCATCGTCCGTTAGTGAACCCCAAAACAGCAACGCGGGTGAAAGTAGCGCTTTGTGTCTGCGACAAACAATTACATACTGCCTATCCTCGCTTACATTCATTCTTCAATTCCTCCAGTTTCTTTTCCGCATCCTCTCGGGTGAGGAATACCGTTTTGCCGATTGCTCTTTCATCAAAAGCAATTCCGCCTGTATCATAAATAATCGTCTTAATAACAGTTTCGTATATGCGCCCTCCGGTGTCACGTTGATATACAGCATCGCCCACCTTGCACGGAAGTTTTATGTATAAATCCTTGTCGGCGTAATTATTGCACACCCTCATCGCTATCGAATACATTGTTGCGCGTTCAATCACGCTTACCATACTTTTACACGCTTCATAGTGTAAACAATTTTCACATTTCATTTGTTATCCTCGCTTTCATTATCTTTTTCGTGACCTCACGAAAATGGTTTATTATCTGTGGGACGGGTTAGAACCGTCCCCTACAATTTTCGATTACCCCTCTTAGTTAAACAAATCTTTAGTAACTTCCACATACATCTTATAACAAGGATAAAATGTCGTTGTACCAGATTGTTTATCGCACCACATATCAAGGTATTTTTGAAGTTCATCTATATCATCAATATTTTCATACGCGTCATCGTGCAGTTCTTCACAGGCGGTTTCGATAATGCTTGTGGCATCAATCTCTATTTTTGACTTTTCACAGCACCACAAGACTTTAGGCACTTCATTTTCAAAATATTCATCGAAGTTACGGCAGCAGTGCTCTCCTTCTTGATATAAATCCCAATAATAATCTGCGAATTCATCTTCATTTGCAAAAAATCTATCACTTTTTTTGTCATAAACATATTCTGAAATAGAATTCCAATCAACCTTTTTTGCATTATTGATTGTTTGTTGGTATCTTAATTTCTTTTTAGCTGCTACATGGTTTTTATATTCTTCGCAATCACACTTACCAATATAACCTCTTTCAATTTGCTTCCCACAAAATCTACAAAGCTCTACTACACCATTATAACAGTTAGGGCAAGGAGATAATGATTGATTATTATACGGAAATAGTTTCTTTTTTGCTTCTTCTGATGTGTCACCGTCAATACCAAACACATTGTTCCGTTTTACCACGCCGAGTCCTTTACATACAGGGCATATTACCTTATTTTCATCTAAATCTTTTTCTAATGTTCCGGAAAACATTTTCGATAAATCAATACTAATATGCTTTACACTCATCATTCTTCCTCCTGTCATAAAGTATTTGTTGTATCATAATAATTGTATCTATGTTGCAACAACTAAATTGATTATACATATCAACATAATCTTTTGGCGAATGACACCCTTTCAAAGCTTTCAAAAATAAATCCGAGCTGCAAGCTGTATAATCAGCGAATTGAATAATGCAATCCTCTACGTTTTCAGCATCTATAAAAGTATAACATTCATCCTCATATAAAATTAAATAATTCATTTTTCTGCTCCATTCTCTTGTATTTCTTTTACCTTTCTTCGGGTTTAATCGTTATTTTCAGCTGTCTGCCGAGCCACGCCAAGCCGTTCTCGGTCAGGTGATAGTAAGTATATTTTTCACTTTTGTTTACAAATACAATATCGTTCGGCAGCCTGTCCAAAAAGCTGTTTCCTGTTTCTTTATCGCAATAAAAATTGCGGTATGGTTTATAAAAGGCTCTGCCGTGCCGATGATACGGGTTCTTATGGTCAAGTCCTATCATATGCTTGCATATCTCTATCAGCTGACTTAATTTTTCGCCCGGGAAATCATGTTCAATTCCCATATCCGTACCCATATCACCTAAATATTCGTCGTATTCCCTTGCTATCTTTTCTATTGCATTTCGAGGGTGTCTACAACCTAACATACCGTCTTTATGGTCTATACCGTATTTGCCCTCGCTTTCGGGGCAAATATATTCCGGGTCTGCCAATGGGCAATAATCACATCTCATTGTTCTACCTCCAAAAGTTTCATCAATTCTTTGGTGAGTTTTCTCTCTTTAGTGTCAGCGGCGGTCATTGCCTTTTCAAACTTAGCACCAATTTTAAGTTCTTCCATAGGTATATCCGCTATTTTAATGTTTTTGCCGTCACCGTATTTAACACTCAACTCGCTTAGCCACTCACAGTATTTTTGGCTTGTGGATTTACATTCGGCAAGAGCTTTGTCGTGTTCTTTAAAAACTCGGTCTTGTTTGGCATATTTAATATTATCTAAAATTTCTCTGATAATTATATTTGAGTTCCAACAAACGTCTATTGCGTCAATAATTTCATCTTTGGAATAGGTTTTAAGTTTTTGTATATCTTTTCTTTTAGCTTTCATCTTTTTCCTCCGTTATTTCTTTTACAAGGTTGTCGATGTCATCAACATACACAGTTTCTTTGCCATCTAACGACAAATTATCCACAAAACTATATTTTTTTACTCTTTCCGCAAACTCTTTTATTGCATTGGATTTTGCGGTTCTAAGTGCTTCTCTTGCTATTCTTAATTGCGCCGTATTGTAATCATTGATATTATCTTTTACTAATATTTTTGCGGTCAACCTCTCGTTCTCTGCCTTTTGGCGGTTGTTGAGTTTAATATTTTTGATTGCTCTGTTATAACATTTGATAATTTCCTCACTATCCATTAGCAAATCACATTTAATACAATCTGAACCGCCATTGCATACCCCTTCATTCCGTCTGATTATGCACTTGATTTCATTTTCAAAAATCTGTTCATCTGTCATTCCTGCACCTCCGTTTTATACATCAGTTTATACATCTGTTTTAATTCAAATTCAGGTATCTTTCCGTGCTTGACAAGGGCAAACAATTCAATGAACTTTGCTCTAACATCATCGAAGTTACTGTCTTTATCAACATCATCGAATTCTGACAAATGGAATAAAGCGTTGTTTACACATCTTAATTCATCATAATTAAATGTAACTGTCGCAACTTTGTTGTTTGTACTTAAATCTCTTATTATCATTTTTCTTCCTCCGTCATTTCTTTTACAAGGTCGTCAATCGTTCCCACTTGTAAAACCTCAAACCCACTATCAATTAAAACCTCTTTTTTCAGCCTTTCCGCAAACTCCTTTATTGCTTCGGATTTTATCTTTTCAGGCTGATAGTTCAAATTCTTTCGCCAAAATATAATCCGGTTTTGCAATTTGAGGACTTCTTTATCTTGTTCGTTAATTATCTGTTTTAGACTCTTAATCTTTACCTTTTGGCGGTTGATAATATCGCTTGCTGCATTTAACATAAGAGTGCTACATCTATGCTTTTTATAAAAAGCACACTTAGGACAAGTGTTTCCTCGAATATCGGTACTACAATACTCCAAAGCCTTTATAATCTGTTCATCTGTCATTTTGTATCACTCCTTGCCAATATATCATCTCTGACGCATCTCTCTGCGATGTATGGTTCGCAATATATCATACAACCTGTTCTGGTGTAATCATTGCCTGTTGGAATTTCGTTATTTTCAAGCCACTCATCCAATTCAGTACTAACAGAGTTAAGTTGTTCTGCAAGCTTTGTTCGTCTTTCAAGCAATCTGTCAATATATTTAGGTATTTTCATTTCACATCGCTCCAATCTAAAGCCTGTCCGCAGCGATGGCAAAAATCGTTTGATGTACTATAAACATGGCAATGGCAAACAGGGCAAATGCAACATTTAATTCCAAACATATCGTGTGAGTTAGAAATAGGCTTTTTCGGTATTTGCTTTTCAAGGGCTTTACAAGCTAATGCGACAACCTTGTCCGCAGGTTTCTCACCTCTTAACAATAATTTTTCAAGGTCATTTTTTGCCTGCTCGAAAGTCCAGTTTTGTTTTATTTCTAATGCTTGTTCAATTGTCATCATTCTACCTCACTCCTTTGCGATAACTCGAGAGCGATAATTCGAGGCCGTCGTAGACGTTGCCGATTACTTCTACCGAATGCCAGAATCCATTATAATTTTGAAGTCCGTCATCAACATCATCTACCATAAAGCCTGTCATACCGTCAAAGCCGTCTGCTGCGGTTGCAAATATAACTTTCCCGAACAGACCTGAATCGCCATCTTCAACTATATCCCCCTCGAATATCAGCTTGCCGTTTTTATCTTCTAAGCCTGTGCATTGCCCGACCGTTTCGGGAATAACTTGGTAGCTCATTTCTAAAGTATAAATTTCAGTTACAACTCCGAGCGTTGTTGTCCGAGTATATACTAAATTCCCATCAACCCATTCGCCGTTATCTTTCCTTTTTCCTCTGGATAAAAATCTTTCATTCATCACTCGTCCTCGCTTTCTACGGTAATTGTATCGCATTCGTTGATTAATTCCTTTATTATCTCTAATTGGCGCACGCTGATTCTACCGCGCAGTTTGTTATATAATTCGTTCGTGTCTATGTATTTTGCCATTTTTATCATCCTTTCACAAGTGTAACCTCTGTTTGATATTTATACTCAAACAGCTTTTTCTTTAGTTTAAAATCCTTTGTTTCAACGCCTTTGACATCTTCGACAACGAGGCAGTTTTTCCCGTTATCCCAATATTGAAAATCCGCCCTGTAGATTATTGCGCGTTCACACCTTTTACCGATTTTGTATTTTGGCTGCAGCTCGAATTTCGGTTGCAATACTAAATTTTCTATTACGCCGGCACGTTCCAAAAGTTTAAGTTCACGGTATCGCCGCGCTTCCGCCCTGCTGTCAAATGTTATGCCGTCGACCATTGTTTTTATCGCGTGGTATTTATTCATTCGTTTGCTCCTTTCATTCATAATCACCGTCTAACATACTGTCTAATATTTGCTCCTCCATTTCGGCATAGTCGGTTTTGCTTTCGGAAGTGTAATTATTGAATTTACTCTTTTTCTGCGGCGGTTTGTAATTCACGCGCCTGTCGGCTTCCTTGCGGTTATAAGCGTCAAGCGTAAGTATTCCGTCATTGAGATTGTTAATTATTGCCTGTTGTATGTACCGGCGGCTTCTTGCGTTCTGCTCGCACGCATATTCAATAATACGAATGATAAGCTCGGGTTCAACGCCCTTGCTTAAAAAATCATCAATATCATCAGCAACAAGCGGTGTTACTATACCAATATATTTTTCATACGCGTGTAACACGGCGGCGGAAGGCGGAGCTTCGCCTTTTTCCTTTTCTTTCTTTTCTTTTACTTTACTTTTATTTATTTTACTTTCTTTTTCTTTACTTTCCTTTATGGAGTTTTTCTCGGAATAATGGGGGTTTTTCTCGGAATAACTCGGGTTATTCTCGGAATAATTCGGATTTTGTGTAACCTTAACATAAGGTAACGTCTCATTTTTGGACAAAACCCAATATTTTTCCTTAACCTCAGTTGCGACTTTTGCCGCACGGGACTTTATCGCACTCTGAAATCTCGTCTGTATTCCGTGAGAAGTCAAAACCTTGTCCGACACGAAAAGTTTGCTGTCAAGCAGTGACCGTCCGCATAAGAAGTTTATAACCTGCCCTACCTTTTCGCCGCTCATATTTAAATCATCGGCTACTACGTCAACGAAATCATCATCATTTTTTGCATAGTAGCCGTTTTCCTTATACGCCTCGCACAGTATATATAAATATATAACCACGCCGTCAGCTCCAAAGCGGCTTTTTAAAACCTTAATCTTTTTATTCGAGAAAAAATTCACATCGAGCGGAAAGTAATCAAGTCCTTTTTTAATAGGTCTTGCCATATTCTCAACTCCTGTTTGTTTTTCTTACATTTTATCACACATAAAAGTGTCATTTAGTGCCTTACCGGCAAGTCGATAACGTTTATAGCTCACAGACTCTCCGTATCGGTTCTTTGTTGTTTCCATCTTGCCGCTGATTGCTATTCCCTGTTCCTTTAAATCATGTATGCGGCTCGCAAGCCTCGCTACACCCAAATCATTAAAAGCTTCTCTTGTGCTTATACTCCCGAAAACCTGCATATACCTTAAAATCCGTTTGCATTGCGTATCTTTCATTAAAATCACCCCTTAAAACGGTAAATCGTCATCTTCTTCATCAAGCGGTGTAAAATCATCGTCATCGTCTTGCATTGGCGGTTGTGCGGCGGTTTGGGGTGTATTCAGTTGTGGTGACGTTTTTGATTCGCCAAAATTCACTTCGTTTGCGATAACTTCGGTCGCATAGGCTCTCTTGCCGTCCTGTGTTTCCCAACTTCGTGTTGAGATTCGTCCGTCAGCAATAACTATCATCTTGCCTTTGGCGAAATACTTTGTCACAAATTCGGCGGTTTTGTTCCACGCAAGACAGTTGACAAAATCCGTTCGTTGGTTTTCACCGTAACCGCTGTTTATCGCAATCGAAAACGCTGTTACGGGTGTACCCGAGTTTGTGTGTCGCATTTCGGGGTCGCGCGTCAGCCGACCCATTAAAATTACTTTGTTTATCATATGGTTAGTTCCTTTCTTTTATTGATAGCATTCAAGCGCAATGCTTGTTAATCTTCGTTGGTTAAATGCCCCGTTCGGCGGTTTTTACTTGCGCTTCGGTCTTGCGGCGATGGGTCATAGCTTTCCCACTGTTTTTCTATCACCTTTATGAAATCTTTGTTTTCTTCATAAATCTTGCGCACCGCCTCAACACTGCGGTGGGTTGCTTCTGCCGTTTCGATAAATATATCATCAAGTTTCTTACCCTGTCGTGTGCCGTGATACACATCACCCAAAACGACCGTTATTGTTGCCGATGTAACCTCTCTGTCTTTGAGTGAATATCCTCTCTGCTGTTTTTCCCTCATCTGTGCCTTATGCTTTTCATCAAAGATTTCAAGTTCTTCTTTGGTGTAATCGATTTTCAGCTGATGCATTTTGTCATACACAACCGCATACGAGCGCCCGAGCATATCCGCAAGTTCGTTATAATCGTATTTGCCGCGATTTCTCAATAAAAAATCGGTTTCGGACTTTACCCAGTACCGTTTAGGCTTTTTACCCGCTCTCACATCATAACACCTCTCTTTCGCTTTGTTCGGCGAAATAATCTCTCAAACATTCACCGTCACAAAATGTTAAGTTATATTCATTCAGTACCGTAACGGTTTGACCCCGATACATCGGTTCGCCGCAGTATGCGCAGCATTCATCAAGGGGTACATCTGCGCTCTGTCCGCTGTCAACTCCGTATGTTTCCGCGTCCGTTATGTACGGTGCTTGTAAATCTTTCATTTTTATCACTTCCTTAAATTTAATCGTTCGCATAATGTTTCATCCAACTTTATGCCGTAAATATGATTTTCTTTGAAAAAATCGTTTTCGTTCGTATGTGCTATGTTGTGGTGCTTTCGACACAGCGCAATTGCTTCACGACCCAAATGGTGTGATTTTTCTCTGTCTGCGCCCATTCCGAGCTTTGAACCCGTAACGTGATGTACGTCAGCCGCCCGACCGCATACGGCGCATTTTCGATAATACAAACACATATACAGATACGCGCCGATGTCATCCGTTCGTTCCGTCATAGGTTCATACAGCGGTACGCCGTGCCTAAGGCAAAAATCAACCAAAACATTTATGTATTCCCTTGCGACCGTCACCGAGCAATCGGACAGGCTGAAATATTCGCCGCCCGTTTTTATCATATACTCGTACTTGAACCACTCTTTTAAGTATTCGGGTTCGTGACCGCTGTAATCGGCAATGTCGCGAAGTGTTGCGTATGCCTTTCTGCGTTGGTCTGCTGTGATTGTCCGTCCGTCGTTGAACACGACAAGACACTTTTCGATACACTGTTTTTTGAGTATATCGGGATTGACCCCGACCGAAATCAACGCTTGATTACCGACCACCTTACAGATTGTTCCGACCGATTCCATTCATCAATCACCCTTTACCGCGCTTTTCCACGTTTTCCAGCAGATACAACAATTCGCACCGTGCTTGTCAAGCGCCGTTGTCGGGTATTCGGGCGCGAGCAGTTTTATCTGCATTTTTGTTATCGGCGTATCATCGGGTTTCAAATCCCCGACCGCCGCAATTCCGTTTCTTATGCACTCATCAAAATCGCCTTCGTGAACCTTTGCAATACTTTTCTTATTGCCGCAATACAGTGTGTATTGCTCGTCCTTGCCGATTATGATACAGTCGTTATCATTGCCGCAAGCAACAAACACAATCCCGAAATCCGCGTCATTCACGCTTTCAAATCCGTTCGGCAAGTGATATGGCGTATATTTTGAATCGTCCTGTCCTATGACCTCTGCCGTGTCCTTTTCCTCGCTCTCGGTTCTGAAAAAGTCGCGTTCGACAAGCCGCTTGCCCTTTTCCTTTCTGACCGCGCCGTAAAGGTTTACGGTTGTTTCTATTCCGTCGGGGTACATATCAACGTTGCCGCCGAAATCAATAACCGTACAAGTCGTTTTGTTCGGTGCCGTTCTCAGCACCCGACCGACCTTTTGAACCCATTGACCGTGTGTGCCGTTGGTGTCGAAATCTACAAGGTTCCTAAGCGGCGGAAAGTCGTAGCCCTCTGTGCATATATCAACGTTGATAAGTTCGTCGCTGTCACCGTTTTCAAAGCGTTCGACCTCTGCTTTGCGCGCCGTATCGTCTATACCCGGGGCGAGATATGCGGGGTTTCGTCCGAGTTCTTTTAAGCGGTCATATATCCTTTGGCAAAACTCGTGATTCGGGGCAAATATGATTGTCTTTCCGTCCTCTTTATAGGCGAGAAAGTCATTGCACAGCTTTTGTATCAGTGCGTTTCCGCGCTCATCATTTTTACAGTTCTTCGCCAAATGCCCTTTTTCACACTTGCCGTCAACATAGAATGTCGGTGACATATCCAAAAATTTCGGACGTGTGAGATAATGGCTGTCTATCAAAAATTTTGTCGTTATCTGAAAGTAGTTATCAAAGAGATGTATCAGCGGAAGTTCATCACCCCTGTTCGGGGTTGCCGTCACGCCGAGCAATGCGGCGTTCGGATTGCCCTTTTGGTTTATGTTGATTATTTCCTCATATGTTGACGCTTTGGCGTGGTGCGCCTCGTCAATCACGATTAAATCGAAATAGCTTTTTGCGCGTTCCAGTTCGGGCATAATGTTTGCGACCGTCTGAACCATTCCGAAATGCACATATCCTTTAAGGCTCTTTGCCGCTGATGTTATTTCCGATGTTGCAATATCGGGGCATACAAGCGAAAATTTTGTGTGATTTTGGCTATGTATTTCGGTACGGTGAACGAGTACCAATATGTGAGGATTGCGACCGTGAACGGATTTAAAGCCTTTATAGAATTTACCGATTGCCGCCGCCATCATAATTGTTTTGCCTGCGCCCGTTCCTGCGACAATCAAAGAGTTTTTGCGTTCTGTCAGCATTTCGACTGCGTTGTTTACCGCTTCATTTTGATATGGATAAAGTTTCATATTCTGTGCTCCTTAATTAAAAATCTGCCGTTCTTTGAAAAGCTCGCCGAAATCCCGTCCGCCGAATCGAATTTACAAGCATTTTTCGCCTTCGCTGTTTCGATAATCTTTTGTAGCTCTGCGGATTGTATATCTGCGGCTTTGTCCTTTTTGTCCTTTGCCGTCTTGTACGGCTTTAAATCATACTCGACAACCGCGTTCGGGTCAAACAGGCTGTTTTGCCTTATACATTCGATGATATTCTGTTGGCTGTCGTTCTCTATGTATGCGGTCGGTTCACACCCTTTCGCAACAGCGTAAAAAAACCGCTGTGTACAGGTGTTTATCAGTTCGCCGAGATGTTGATTGTTTTGAAAATACATATGTTTGACAAGCATATTTTCGTCTAAGTATTCAAACTTTTTTCGGCGTGACATCTGACATATCTTTCCTCTGATGAACGGCGTATCTTCGGCAAGAACCATTATTTGAAGTATGAAAAAATGTGCCTTTGTCTGCATAATCTGATGTTGGGCTTGTACGATATATTTAAACGGCACCGTGCCGCCTTTTGCCTTTTGGGGCATCATCGTTTTTTGTTCGCATACGAATTTCTGACCCTTTTTCGGCATTCCGTTTCCGAAATCGAACGGAACCTTGTCAATTTCTTCCGCAGTTCCCGATACATCAAGGCTGACTATCAGCCTGTCATCGGCGTAAACTTCGCCCGGCTTGACTTTCTTTTGTCTTCCCTTTTGAAGTACATACACACCGTAGGGTTCGACCGCGTGACCGTATTCGGCAAATTCGGGGGCGAGTGCTTCGCGGTGGTACATTCCGTCACGGCGCATTTTGTGATACAGCGACCATACGGATGTATACGGTCTTTCCGCTCTGAATCTTTCGGCATTTATTCCGCAGTTCTGCAATTCGTCATCCGTCGCATAATATCTGACAATATCAAATATTTCACTGCCGCCGATTCGCGTTTCCCTTGCCTTTTCCCACGCAAGCGTGCCTTGTTTCAGTTTCGTTCTGTTCATTTTAAATACTCCTTTAACCGTTCGCGTTTGCTCTTGAAATCCATTAATGCGCGTATGCTTGCATATTCGGCGTTGATAACGGTCTGTTTGTCCGCGCCGTCCTCGAACATCTTTGTTATCTCGTTCATTTTGTCATCGGCAAGCTTGGGATTTGCCTTGAATATCTCAATCATTTCCCGATATTCTTCTTTTTGTTCGGGCGTGAGTTTGTGCAGATTGACGTTTTCGGCAATAACGGGGATTTCTATATCGGGTTCGGGAATCGGTGTTGCTTCGGTTGCCTCGACCGTGATATTATCGTCGCTTTCAAACGCATATATTGATTCTTTAAGTTCGGGAAGAACCTCTTTTATTCGTTTCAGCGCACGGCGTATTATGGTTTTGTTCACCATTTCGCCCGTCCATTTTACCCAAATCGAACCGCTGTTGATTTCGTTTGTGATTACCTTGCGTTTCTTTTTATAGCCGTAACCGGTTGTGTATTCCTCCCAGCGGGATTTATATATCCCCTGTTCGCTGACCGATGATACTTCGAGTATATCTGCCGCCGACATTTCGCATACCGTCATTGCCACACGCTGGTTTGTTGCCGCATTGCGAACTTCGAGCCGGCAGAGGAATCTGTCGAAATATCCGCCAATCAGCCGCTGTGCCGTTACGGCACGGTCACAGTTGATACGCCTGTCCTCTAACGTATATATGATTTCGCCGTTATAAAAATTTTCTTTAAAATATGTGGTATCGCTGTCCTCTTGCGGTACGGCAATGATTGTATCGGTTATACGATAGCCTTTTCGTGCCGCCGCCCTCAAAAACGCCTCGACCCTCGCGGACGGGACTATGGTGTTGCCGCGATTCACAAAGTCGAGTTTGTCATAATCTTCGGCAATTATGCCGCCCTGCCACAGGGTTTGAAGTCCCGAAAGAAGCGTGTTCGCCGCCTTGATTGCGTCATCATCGGTATTTATTTTCAGCGTTTTAAGTGCGTCCATAACCTTGACCGCAAAGGGAACACAGGTTATTTTCAAGCCGATTTCACGCTTGATTGCCGAAAGACATTCGTTCGGACTCATCGTCATTTGTTTATATACAGATAATTCTTTCATAAAAATTTCCTCCGATTGCTTGACATTAACGATATGTTATGGTATCATTAATATGTCAAATTTATTTACTTAATTTGTCCGTTCCTTGTTGCCGCAAGGGCGGACTTTTTATATTCGCGGTATTGTTCGTTTAGGTCTTTGTGTTGGTATGCGCACCCGGCAAGGTTCAAGAACGTTACCAGTGCCGCATTTTTCGGACTGTTGCAAAATACCGTTTCGTGGATTGTGTTCATATTACATCACCTCTTCATAGCATATTCCTGTGACCGATAATATTTTAACCAGTTCATCAGCTGTCAACTTTCTTGTTCCGTTGAATGTTCGCCGTAGCAATTCATATTTTATATCGGTCGATTGTGACAACTCATATAACGTTATCCCCAACGCTTTTAATTTGCTCTTGATGTTATCTTTTACCAATCATATCACCAACTTTCTTATTTGTTTCTTTTCGGGTTCGATGTGGAATATGGCAACTTTGTTGCTTATATGCCGCTGGAGCTTCGGGGTTTCTATCCTCGTTATTGCTGCCGATATTGCCGCCGTAAGCAGTGTGAACGCCGCCAGAAGTATCATTGATACGATTGCACGCATCAACATCTCACCTACACCGATAATTCCCAATTCACAGTACCCGATTGCCGAAAGTATCGACAAGCCGCTTACCACCGCCGCAGCGGATGACGCATACAAACATATCCGCCGCCGTATTTTCTTGCTTAATTTAAATTTTGTCATTTGAATCATCCTTTCTTAAAAATCATTGCATATATCTCTTGCGAGTGCGTACAGTGTTATCCAACCGTTTTTATCAAAGCTGAAACGGTTTCGAGCCGAATCGGCTGAAATGTGCATTGTTTTACACACCTCGCCGATTCGCACCAGCATTTTATCATCAAATTTTTCGGCTAAGTCAGCCAAAATCTCTCTGTAATACGGTTTTTCTCTCGGCATCTTATTTTACCTCGCTTTCCCATTCGGATAAAATTTCTTCTCTTAACTTGATAATACCGACCGCTTGCGGCTGATAGGTATTCAAGCCGTTGTTTACCTTTGACAGGTACGGTTCGGTGCATTTAGGATAGCCACGCTTTCGGATTTCGCGAAGTAAATCCACCTGCGTCTTTCCGAGGTTCATTAACCTTGCTCTTGTTGGATTTCCCATTATTTATCATCCTTTCCTATCTATCAGCTTGCCCCGGAATGCGTTGCTCTTTATCTACCCAGTCGTAAAGAGATTTTAAGCGTTTGTACAGGTGTTTTGAGCGTATCGCATTATCACGCTGTAGTGCCGCAGCGGCTGATGCGTAATCACGAGCTTCTTCAGCATCCGTTGGATATGCGAGAAGCAGTAGGCTTTTGTCTAAACAAAGTTCAGCCGCATGAATTGTTTGGCATTCAGTAATAATCTCTCGTAACTCCTCTTGTATAGGTATCAGAGATTTTCTTACGGTTGCGACTTTTAAATTGTGTTGTTCTTCTTTTGTCATTTTTATCATCCTTTCTTGAAAATTTTTCTTGCATTATCGGGCAAGTTAGGTTATAATGTAATAAGTGATAATTTTATAACTTTTCTTGCGCCGATATTCGCAAGTATTTTTGTTATGATTTTGTTGTGTAACAAGTTACATTTATATTGTATCGCGCGATTGCGCGAGGGGGGATTGCTGTTTTTAATTAAACTTTGTAACTTGTTATATTTATATTATAATACAGAAATTGCTGTATGTCAATCACAAAATACAGAAATATCTGTATTTTGTATAACTATACAAAAATTACAACGTATTTTTGTATAATATTTTATGAAAGGAATTTTTGCAATGGATTTTAGTTCAAAAGATATAGCTTTAAAAATAAAACAGCTATGTAAAGATAAAAAAATACCAATAAAATCCGTATTGGAAGGATGCTCGATTAACAGGAACTTTATCTATGATTTAGAAAATAGAGGGAGCGTTCCGTCAATAGAAGCGTTTTACAACTTGTCGAATTATCTTAATTGCTCTATGGATTATTTATTGGGAAGGACGGACATTGTGAACGATGATGATTTAAAAGCTGTAAGACAATTTACGGCTAATACATACAAAACTATGCTTTCGGCAGAGGGTGTTCGTGTGATAAAAACATATCTTGCCGAATATATGAATAATGCAGAAGAAGAGGTATGGGAAAAACTTAATGATATAGGACTTAGCTTTGCCGATATTAAAGCGGCACTGACGAATGACAATATGCTTGATAATAAATTGTTTTCAAAGTTAGACGATGTATTTTCAACTATAGAAACAAATTTTTATGAGATTTTTAAACAACATTTCGCCAACAGCGAAAGCAGTGTTTCTCTTGCCGAATTCGGGGATATTGCGGCGGAGGGCGGCGAAATAAATCGCGCAAAGACCGCCAAGACAGCGGTTACATCAATAAATACAGACGATTAATAACATTACACAGCAGCCTATAAAATAATAGGAGGCTTGTGATGAATAAGATTTTTAACAAGTATTACAAAAAACTAAACATAATTGATATGCAAACATTGACCGATGAATTGTCGGCACTCGGATATGATGTTGTGTTTTTTAACACCCCTGAGGGTGACGAAATTATAAAAAGTTATAATATCAATGTCGGAAATACAAAAGCATTTACTTATTCCGGTGCAACAAGAATTGTTTTTATTGACAACACACTGCACCCTATGGATAAGACATATGCTCTTTTGCACGAATTCGGACATATTGCTATGGGGCATTTTGAGAATGACAGAATGAGGTCCGAATGTAACAGGCGTTTGGAAACCGAGGCTTATGGCTTTGCGTATGCTATGCTTAATCCACCGAAATACAAGGCGGCAAAAGTTGTGATAACTGTTATTATTGCAATTATAATAACGGTTATTTCGGTATTGGTTTCGCAAACGTTTTATTACAATCATAACAATTCGGTTGAATCAATTCGGTTTGATACACCCGAACGTGTTGATGAATATGTTGATGTGTCGGATATGGTATATATTTCATCGAGCGGCAAGTACCATAGTGCGAATTGCTTTTATGCTAAAGGTAAAGATTGCACGGCAGCTACTCTTGATGAGGCGAAAAAATGTTTTGAGCCTTGCAAAATTTGCAACCCTGATAAACAATAAGATTTATTCATAAAATTTAAATATAATTTAAACGGGCTGCTGTTGTGTTATAAACCGTATATTGAGGGAGTATGATATTTGCGGTAAGTGCGTTAGTGATAACAAGCGGATTAAAAGGAAAGTTTTGCTATGTGGAATGATTTGAAAGAGGTACTTTCGAATTTTTGGAGAAAACAATCGGAAGAAAATCGAAATTTAATTACTGATGTATTTGGTTATATTGGAATACTTTTCATTTTCTTCTTAGTTATGATTAAGGATGGACATAAAACGTCGAATGAGATAAGGCATACATTTATGTTTGTGGCATCATTTGGTTGTATCTTTCCGGCTATATGCTTCTTTTGTGATATGGTTAAAATTGTTATAAAAAAGAAAGAGAAGTTATTTAAAACAATAGTGTTATTCTTGATTTTCGTATTGGGTGCATCTCCTGCAATATTGCTTTACTGTGGATATGGAAATACGCAGATAGGAAGTTTTTGGGAAAAGGAGAATTACACGGAAGTGTATATGGTTAGAGTGGCAGATGACGGAAAAAATTCGGAGTTTCGCACACAATGGTTATACCCGGCAGACGTTCACAAGTCGGACGGATGCTATTATATTGAATGTGTTTATCTTGAAGATAATGAGAAAATATATTTTGATGATATGAACGAAATATTTTTAGACAAAGAAGTTGGTATTTATGATGTTGATGATGAATATATTTATATTCGGTTGACAGATGAAAAATATAAAAATTAATATATAAACAAGGGAGATTTTATTATGAAAAGGATTTTATGCTTAGTATTGGTTTGTTGCGTTATGTGTTCCGCGTGCATAATGCAAGGGGTAACGGCTTTTGCCGATGAGGATGTTGAGTATTATTTGGGTACTGAAATACCTGCGTTCAGAGAGGGGATAGGGTACTGGAGTGAGGAACATATTATACATAGAAATCACGTAATATATTGTTATCCGTATGTGACGGAAGATGAGTATCATTCTTATCGACAATTACTTGAAACTAATGGATTTAATATTTTCGAAACAAAAGATAATTCTGAGTATTTAGTTAATTATGAGGATTCTCTTGCAGGAACGACTCTTTTATATTCAAAAGAGCTATTTGGAACTGTTGCATATGTGTATATATCATTTTTTGATAAGGTTAAAAAAATGACAGTACAAGTCTGTGATTCAGAGGGATATTATGATGTTATAGAACCTGACGATAATGAATCGTATCATAAAGGGTGCAGAGATGCCTTGATTCAATATCGAAGAGGATACTATTATAGTGCGCTTGAATCTCTCAATAAATATATAGCAGAAGAAAAGGAAAACAAGGGTTTGGCTCTTAATGAATCAGAAGGAGCATTTTTTAATCAGCTGTATGCAAAGGTTGAATATGCAATAAAGTATTCGGATGCAATTAATGCGTGGTTGGATAAAATAGAAAATTATATAGACAGTGGATTGTATTATGAAGCTTTGGCTGAATCGGGTTGGCTTAAACAAACTTATAAGCTGTCACCATATGATTTGGCGTGGGTGCAATTATATGAGCGTTGGGCGCAAAAAGACCTTAACAACTACCTGTTTTCTACAGGACTGAATAAGGCTGTAAATTATTATATTAATGGAATGTATGATGAAGCGCGTGATGAGTTGTGGTGGATTAGAGACACGCCTACAGATGTTCAATCGTATATAGATAAGTACAATGAGGTTGCGCACGCTTTAAACAGTGCATATTAATCTCTTTGTAAAACTATGGAATGAAAAAGGGGTGGAGTTATGAAACAAAAGAAGATGTGCACGTTTGAGGCATCAAGGGCTATGCTTGCGCTGATTATTGTGCTTATAATCGGTTTGGTTGCCGCAGGCGGTGTTGTGGGATACATAGCAGGTACGGAAGTCAGCACAAGCGAAAGCTATTCCGAAACAGTAGAAGATGACAACTCTGCAACTGTATATGTCACAAAGTCGGGAAAGAAGTTCCACAAAAAGGGCTGTAAGACGATTAAGGGCAAAGATATAACGGAAACAACGGTGAACAAAGCGCAAAATTCGGGTTATGACCGATGCAGTGTTTGCAAGCCGTAAAACATATGACAGATAATAAATCGGAGAGGATATGAGGAATAATGGCACTTACCAGACGCAATGACGGACGTTGGTGCAAGACAAAGACGATAAACGGAAAAAAGATGTATTTTTACAGTGCCGAGCCTACAGAGAAAAAGGCGCTCAGAGATATTGAGAATCAGATGATAGAATACACAGGTGAGGTTCAAAAGGGTAAGTTGTTCAAAGATGTTGCCGAAGAATGGGAAAAAATCAAGCGAGAAGATTTAGACCCTGTGACGTGGTACAAAACTTATAAAGCCGCTTATGCACAAGTCAAAGAGCGATTCCGTGAATTAAGTATCGTGAATATAACACCGTTTGACATAGATAAATACTTTAAAAAATTGAAAGCAAATAAGTATTCTCACAAATATGTTGCAACAAGAAAAAGTGTGTTGAATATGATTTTTGAATACGCTTTCGTCAGGGGTTATGTCAACGATAATTTTATTTCGTCTGTACCGATTCCGTCGGGACTTGGCAAAAAGGCTCGGAAAGCACCGTCGGAAGATGATATAAAAATTGTAACGTCCAATTATGAGGGGGATGATTTTCTCTTCTATTTTTTGGTATATACGGGACTTAGAATGTCAGAGGCGTGTGCATTGACGAATGAAGATATTGATTTTGATAACAATCTGATATACATAAACAAAAAAATTGTTTGGGACGGAAACAGACCTGTTTTGAAACATCAGCCAAAAACAGAAGCAGGGGAAAGAGCCGTGCCGTTGCTTTCCGAACTCAAAAAGCGTATGACGAAAAATTTTGAGGGTTATTTGTTTAGTAGAGATAACGGAAAATCGCCATATACTCAAAAACAATTGAGAATTATCACAGACGGATATAAAAAGAAACACAATATCTCATTTACACCGCATCAGTTAAGACACGCATTTGCATCTTTGGGCGTGGAAGCTGATTTGTCGGTTAAGGAATTGCAATACATAATGGGACATTCGGATATTCACACAACAATGGATATATATGCTGAAATTCGCAAGAGTCAACAAACATCTATTGCAAACAAAATGAGTGAGATTAAATACTAAGTACTTTAAAAAATCTGACAACTTTTTGACAACTTTTTTATCGCAAAATGACCCTAAATGAGCCAAAATGAACCCTCTGAAAAACAAAAGAAAAACCCTTGAAAACACCGTTTTTAAAGCATTTTCAAGGGTTTCTGCACTGGTCGGGGCGACAGGATTCGAACCTGTTAGAAATATTGGTGTTTCAATGTCTATTGCGTTTTGACAACTACTTGACAACTCGATTAGTTTTAGTTCGATACCATTATTTCAATTAATTCAGCGCTTATATTTTATGCTTTGTGATTTATTTTAAGGCATTGTTTAGGTCGTTTTTTACGGCTTTTACGGTGTCTTTTTTTTTGATTTTTAGGTCTAATTTGTATATGTTTCACAATAAATATTCGGTTTGTGTCTTTAAATTTCTTGTATTATGACGTTAAAGTTGTCCGTTTTGTCCGTTTTTTTCAGATATACTTGAAATCAGACAGGTAAATTTTTTTATTTGTTTATGCTTCCCTCCGACGTTCGGGCGGTTTTCTGACTGCCCGGACGATATAAATTCGATTGTGAGGTGATTTTATGGCGAGAGGAAAGAAGCTTAAACCGCAACAGGTTTATGACATTATGTCGAGCTGGGCGGTAACGGGAAACTTCGCGGAAACGTCAAGAGAACTCGGCTATGCCGTTTCGACGGTGGAGGTCACCGTTAAAAAGAATAAGGACAAGGAAGAATTTATTGAACTTGTCAAACAAAAACGTGCCGATTTTTCAGCCAGAGCCGACAAGATTATTGACAAGGGGCTTAGGTTGCTCGACAGGCAATTGAGTCGCGCAATCGACAGGGAAGATGAGATTGACGAGCTTATAGACGAAGTTTATAACGCCGATGAGGATGTTTTGAGCGACAGGGATAAGAACGAAACGGCAAGGCGGCTGTCGCGGCTTAAACTTGAAGATATTAAAGCTTTGACAACCGCAATCGGTACGCTTTATGACAAAAAGGCATTGAGTGACGGCAAAGCGACATCAAACACAGAGGTAACATTTAAACTGCCTAAGGGATTTGATGAATATGCAAAATAGCACATTGGCTGACGGGATTTCGACGGCGAACCCGAAACAGCTTAAATTCTTTAAGGCGAATAACCGTTTTGTTGCATACGGCGGAGCGAGGGGCGGCGGCAAGTCGTGGGCGCTTCAACGCAAGATAACGATGCTTTGTATGTGGTATTCGGGTATCAAAATTTTACTTTTGCGCCGCACATACCCCGAGTTGCAGGAAAACCACATAAATACATTGTCGGCATTATTGAAAGGCGTTGCCGAATACAAGGCAACCGAAAAGACGTTTATCTTTATAAACGGCAGCCGTATCAAATGCGGATACTGTAAGGCAGAGAGCGATGTCCTGCAATATCAGGGACAAGAATATGACATTATTTGTATAGATGAGGCAACACAATTCACCGAATACCAATTTGAAACGCTTACCGCTTGTATGCGCGGCGCGAACGACTTTCCCAAACGGATGTATTTGACATGTAACCCCGGGGGTGTAGGTCACGAATGGGTAAAGAGGTTATTTATATCAAGACGATACAAGCCGAGCGAAAAGCCTGAAGATTATGCTTTCGTACCGGCAACGGTTTTTGACAACACGGTTCTTTTGGAAAAAGACCCCGGATATGTAAATATGTTAAATAACCTATCCGACGGACTCAGAGAGGCGTGGCGTGACGGGAACTGGGATATGCTTGCGGGTCAGTATTTTTCGGAATTTGACAGGAGTGTTCACGTTATTGAGCCTTTTGAAATCCCCGAATATTGGCGCAGATACCGCACGATAGACTATGGACTTGACTGTTTGGCGTGTCTTTGGACGGCGGTGGACGAACTCGGCAATATTTATATTTATCGCGAATACGCCGAAGCGGATAAGATAATTTCGGTCGGCGGTGCGGATATTGTGAATTTGTCGCAGGGCGAAAAGATTATGTATACGGTTGCGCCGTCTGACCTTTGGGCAAGGTCACAGGAGAGTGCAAAGACAAAGGCGGATTTATTCTATGAGGCAGGCTTGCCGCTTATCGAGGGAAGCCGCGACCGTGAAACGGGCTGGCTTGGGATAAAGAACCTCTTGCATATAACGGAAACGGATTCGGGCAGAGAGAGCAGACTTAAAATATTCAGCAACTGTTCGGAATTGATTGAGTGTCTGCCCGCCCTGCAACGCGACAGTAAGAAACCGACGGATTGTATGACAGAGCCGCACAACATTACGCACTTGCCCGATGCGTTGAGATATTTTGTTTTGCAATACATCACGCCGAGCAGGGCACCGCAGAAAAAGACGGAGTTACAGAAATACAGAGATAAGCGGCTCGGGGGATTTAACAATGCGAGGAAAATATATTGATGAGGACAGATAAAGGGATTCCCTTTAAAACCCTTTTGAAATAAAAATTTTATCGGTTATGCCCGACCGCACAAAAATATAAAATATTTTGAATTAATCGCCGTCCCCTGTTCCGCCGAGCCTACCGCGGCGGCGATGTTAATATTTTATATTTTTGGTATGTATGTAGATTCTGTAGGGGCGGGCTCTCGTCTGCCGACTCGGTCGAATCGCAAAGCGATTGCCACAGGCAATCTGCGACCCCGACCGTGCGAACATACCAACAAACGGCGCAAATTATGAGGGAATTAATCAAAAATAGGGTTCCCGAAAAATGAGGATTTATCCGAAATTTTTTGGGAAGAGGAAACGCCGCAAAGCAAGCGATGGATTTTATCGTGATAAAATTCGAGCAAGCAAAGCGTGCGGTGACGAGAAGAAAGGAATGATTAAAATGGCAAAAATGAATGTAAGAAAAATGAAAATGAGATGTGATGTGAAAGGGTGCAGGAACGTTGATTCGTATTGCATTTCAAGGTCGGCGGAATTGGGCGGCGTTGTCATATGCGAGGATTGCTTGCGTGACGCTTTGACCGCAATCGAGAATTATGTTGAACCGAAAAAGAAAACGGACACGAAACCGCCCGAGTTGTTTTATTCGGGGATTGAGGACATCGTATCGGAAGTATCGGATAACGATGATGAGTTATCTCTTGCGGGTGAGGCGGCGGAAAACGATACATCTCAAAAGGACGTCCCGAATACAGAGGATATTCAAAACACGGAAACGGAAGATGTACCTAATTTGTCGAAAAAGCCGACAAATTCAAAATCGGCAACGCCAAAACGGGCGGCGAAGAAAAAGACAGCCGAGAGGGGAAACGATAAATAATGGATATGTATAAAATTTGTTTGTTTCTTTTAGTTATTATAGTTGCACAGCTTGTCACACATTATAAAGAACGGCGTGACCTGTATGACAGGATTGCGGGTGCGCCGCCGAAAAAGAATGTTAAGCCGCCGAGTACGCCAAAGTCGGCACACGAAAAGGCTTTGGAAGAATGGCGAAAGACATATTGATATTTAGTATTTCATTAAAGAGTGGTGATACAGAATGATTATGAGATTCAGTCCGCCCGTGAGCGGCATTGTCGGAAAGCTGTCGGCTCTGTTCGGCAGGGGCGGCGATGATGAGGGTGATAACCTTGCAATCGATGTTGATGATGAGGGCAAGACCTTATACAAAGAGGATATTATTGCAGAGGTTTTTGAGGACTTGAAAAAGCGCAAGGATGAGCGCGGTATGCTTGAACAGCAGTGGACGCTCAATGCGAATTTTTTGGTCGGAAACCAATATTGTGACATTAACCCTTATCGCGGTGACATTGAACAGCTAAAACCCGTCTATGACTGGATGGAACACGAAGCGTTCAACAACATAGCCGTTTTGATAGATACCCGAAAGGCGAACCTTAAAAAGATTTCGTACAGAATGAAAGTCAAGCCGAGAACAAACGAACTTGACGATTATGCGAAAGCGGAGGTCAGCACCGACATACTTCAATACACGCAGACGAATACCGATTTTGAATCAAAGCGGAATATGATGATAGATTGGAACGAACTTTGCGGCAATGTGTTTTGGATGTCGTGGTGGGACGCGTACAAAGGAGAGATTGTCGGAACAGAAGAGATAATCGAAACGGATGGGGACGGCAACGAGAAAAAGACGGAAAAGGCGTATTATGAGGGGGATATAGATTACGGCTTGATTACGCCGTATGAATTATATCCCGAGAGCGTTTTTAAAGAAACGATTGAATCGCAGAGGTCAATTATCATTGAACAGGTCAAGACGGTTGATGATGTATATGACTTATACGGAATCAAGGTTGACGGCGGCGAGGTTGAAACGTTTGAATTAACACCTCTTGCGTCAAGCGGCGGTTTGGGTCGCGAAAACACGGTTATGACCCTCGGTCATCGGACGATGGATAACGCGGTAAAGGTTATCACATATATGGAAAGACCGTCAAAATACAGACCTCACGGGCGAATGATTATCATTGTCGGTGATGATGAGCTTGTATATTACGGTGACCTTCCGTATGACAGGATTCCGATTGTACAAATAAAATGCCGCGAGATTGCGGGACAGTTTTACGGCAAGTCGGTAATTGAGGACTTGATACCGTATCAGCGTGCGCTGAACGGTTGTATAAACAAGATTCACGAATACATAAAGAGGATTGTTTTAAACGGATTTTATGCGCAAGAGGGCAGTATCGATATTGAGGAGTACGAAGCGAACGGCTTGCACCCCGGGGCAATAATGGTGTATTCGAGGGATGGACAGCCGCCGACCCCGATACCGAACGGGAATTTGCCGTCGGAAATTATGTCGGAGCGGTATAACCTAAAGACCGATATGGAATACGTCGCAGGAACGTCACAGCTTATGGTAAACGGTGCAACGCCATCGGGCGTGACATCGGGAACGGCGATAGAGAACCTTATGGAAATCGACAACACGCGATTATCTATGACGGGTGATTATATCAGGAACGGCATACGGAAAATGGCGATTATGTGGCTTGATATATACAAGAGGTATGCAAACACACAGAGGGTTGTCAGATATGTCGGAAGCAACGATATAGCAAAGGCGATTGTTTGGAGCGGTGAGGATATAAACAGTACGGATGTTGAATACACGACCGAGAACGAGCTTTTGACATCAGAAGAAGTACAGAAACAGAAGTTTATGGAAGCGTATTCTATGGGATTGTTCGCCGATGAGAACGGTCGGGTATCGGAGAGGGTCAAAAACCGAATGCTTGAATGTATGAAGGTCGGGAATTACAGCGAAATATTGTCGGTCAACACCTTGCATATGCAGGCGGCACAGCGCGAAAACGTATTTTTTGAACAGGGTGTTATGCCGCAGGTTTCGGAGTTTGACAATCACGAGATACACATAGAGGAACATATGCGGTATATATTGCAGATGGATTTTCACATTATGAAGATGAAAAAGCCCGAATGGGCGGCGGTTTTGGAAAGCCACCTGAGGGAACACCAAGCCGCCGTACAACAGGCGGCCGCGACGGCAATGATGGCGGCGATGCAAAATAATGCGTAATTCGGAATTTAAATCAATGCGTAATGCGTAATGCGTAATTCGGAATTAATTATGCCAGACCCTGTTGCGCAAGCCGCGCCCTTGCACAGTTCATTCCCCCGTTGGGGGAACGAATAAAGGGGTTGCACCCCTTTAAAACCCCTTTGTAAAAAAATATAAAATCAAAATAATTTTTACAATGCCGCCGCGGCGATGGTTGCCGGTGGCAACCGCTTATCGCTGACCGGAGCGGTAGCGGAGACAGGCTCGGCGGAACAGGGGACGGCGATTAAATTAATAAAATTATTTTGATTTGTGTTTGTGCAAATCAATAAAAAGAAAGGAAAATTTATTATGGCAAAGAATTTTGATGAAGCAACCAAAGAGGCGGAAAACGCTTTTGAGGAGTATTACAACAACGACAACGCACCCGAAGATATAACACCCGAACAGGGGATTGATTCGGGCAATGTGGAAAACACGGAAAGCGCAGAACCGATAACGGACAACGCGGCACAGGCGGCGGATATTCCGACCGACTTAACCGACAACACGGCGCAAACAGCCGAACCGACAAATACGGACGGTGCAAACCCGCAGGCGGCAAACGCGGAAGCGGACGCGCTTGAAACACAGGCGGCGCAGGACAGCCAAGTGATAGACGAGGCGGTCAGCACAGCGGAGACGGCGGCGCAGGAGCTTAACAGAACAAGCGCGGAGCTGGGGCAGATGAGAGAACAGAACGCCGCATTGCAGGAACAGCTCAGACAATTGTCGGAGCAGATAAAGCAGATGTCACAGCAACAGGAGGAGAGCATTGTAGCCGAAACGATAACACAGCCGCATTTGGATATAAACGGTTTGGCGTTTGCGGATGATGAAACCGTTGCGGCGGCGGAAGCCGAATATGCCAAGCAGATGGCGGAGTATGTCAGAGGCGGTCTTATGGACGAGCTTGCGCCTTATATAAACGAGGCGAAAGAGGGAAAACGCCGCGCGCAAAGGGATGAGGTCTTTGACGGCTTGTCGAGGGTCAAGGAGCTTGACGGAATATCGGGCAGGCGCAAACAGCTTGACAGCATTATCGAAAGCAACAAGGCTTTATCATCGGATGATATACCCGATGATGAAAAATACATAATGGCATACGCGATAGCGAGGGGCATTGACGCGATGAACGCACCGCCCCAAGAACCGCCGAAAGAGATGACGCCCGAGGAGTTCCTTGAAAAATACAAGGCGAATGAGGAATATCGAAAGCTCATAGAACAGGACAGAATATCGGCGGTTAAAGACAGTCAGCAAGTGCCGCAATTTTCCGCAAGCAGCGGAGCGGTAAATGCAGCACTTAATATACCCGAAAAGCCCAAGACGTGGGAAGAAGCGTCAGAGCGCACACGTCACGCTTTCAGGTAAAATATAAAATTTATTAATCTGTTTTGAAAGGATGATGAAAAATGGCAGATGTACAGAACTTAAAAACTTTTGAAAAAGTTCTAAAAGAAAATTATTTGCCGGTGTGGAACAATATGCTGAACATTGAACCGACACCGTTTTTGGCAAAAATCAAAAAGAAAACGCTTAAATCCAACAAAATTGTTGCGGCGGCTGATATTGGTCTCGCAGGCGGTTTCGGATTCGGCGAAGAGGGTATGAACACACCTCAGGCAGGACGCGTAAGATTCGAGCGTTTTGAAACAACGGCAAAGGATATGTATGTTGACATCGGTATATCGGCAAAGGCGGTAAGGCTCACGGGAAGCGCGGGCGCAATGGCTGACGCACTCGATACCGAAATCAAGGGTGCATATGCGGCGGCGAAATGGAATGTCGGACGTTCGTATTTCGGCAACGGTTCGGGTGTTCTCTGTAAGGTTCGTGACGCGACAACGTATTCAAACGGTGTTATCACCGCGTATGTAAACGATGTCAAGATGCTTAAAGAGGGATTGACCGTTGACCTTTATGTAAAGGGCGGAACGACACCCGATTCAAACGGAACGGCTCTCAGAATCAAGTCTATCGAGCATACGACTACTACCTTTACCCCGACGGGCGAGGGTGCGGCGGCTGAAAAGGTTTATAAAATAACCTTAGACGGCGCGAGTGCAAATACGTCTATCACAAAGGCGGCAATCGCAAGCGGCGCGGAGTCGGGCGGCGGATTTATCACCGTTCAGAACTCTTATAACCGCGAAATCACAGGCTTGGGCGCAATCTTTGACAATAACGTCGCAAAGATTTACGGCGTGGACAAAGCGTCGAATCCTTACCTTTATCCGACCGTTATCGGCTGTGACACGGGCGGCGTAACGAATCAGGACATCACAAGAGGATTGAGATTTGCGCAGAGAGAAAAGAACTCGGATGTTGATATGCTGCTTTGCGGCGATGACGCTTTTGACAGATATGTTGAATACCTCGAAGAAAACAAACTAAGGGTCGAGGGCAGAGAGTTAGAGGGCGGATTTAAGTCTATTAAATTCATATTCGGCAACAAAGAGGTTGACGTTGTGAACGAACAGTTTGTACCCGACGGCGAGATATGGGGTATTGACACATCGGCTCTTGAACTGCATACACAGGAATGGAATTTCTGTGAGTTACAGGGCGGCGGTATCTTTAACCTTAAAGAAAACAGGTCTGAGTATCGCGCTTTGCTTGCGAACTATGGCGAGCTTATCTGTAAGAACCCCGGCGGCTGTGTGCGTTTTTACAATTGCGCAGGCTGATAGGTATAAGTATTGTATTTTTGTCGCTTTCGGGGGCGTTATGCCCCCGAGGAATGCGGCACTTGCTGAACAAAATTTAAAGGAGTGTGTTTCGTTATGAACGCGAGAATAATTTATGAAAAAGTAAACCTTGTTGTGCCTTTGGAACAGCGGAGGTTTTTTAATTATTTAAACGACACGGTATCGGAGCTTTTGGCATCGTATGACAAATTTGTTTTGGCGGACGGTGCGGAATTCGAACCGATTATGTCGCTTGACAACGATTTAGCCGTGCGGCCGCTGTTTATGCAGGCAATCGTTGACAATATTTTATTTTATGCGAGCGGAAACGAAGCGTATAAAAGCGAGTTTGTACGAAAGGCACAAGAGGCTTATTTAAAATATTGGAATGACAATGCCAAAGGCAGAGTTTGGGGCGGAAGGACGGTGACGTGGTGATGTTTGACAGCGGTATTTCGGCGGCGGACTTAATCGCCGATATTATAACCGAAGCGGATGTGGCTTATCCGATAACGAATCGGAGCTATGTCGGGTGGCTGACGGCACTCGAACAGCTTATATACAGCGAAATAATCAAGGAACAGCGGTGTTTGACAATTGACAGAGCCGATATAACATCAAACGAGATTGATTTGGCGGCGGCAGATGTGCCGAACGGTCACGCAAAGCCGAGGTTTGAGGATATATACACTGTGTTTGTCGGTGACAGACAGCTTATAAAGACAAATTTGACAAGCGGTGCGACCTTTCCGGATGTTTATTATAAGATAAACGGTAATTTGGGTTTTAATTCACCCTATGCGAGGTCATACGGTATGAAAATAATGTACTTTGTACGCCCCGAGGTTAAGACGGTATCGGAAAATGACGAAATAGACAGCAAAAATGTAATGCTGCCGCCCGAGTTTTTGGATATTGCGAGGGCAAAGCTGAGGGGCGAAGCGTATAAGATAGCGAACGAAGATGTTTTGGCGGCGAAATGGCTGAGTGACTATAACGTTTTATTGGAAACGTTTAAACAGTGGATAAAACAGCGGCAGGCGGCGTTTGCTATGTGATTTGAGGTGTGATATATGGCGAAGAGAAAACAAAATGACGGCGGTCTTTCGTACCTGCAAATGCCGTTGCCGCAATCGGGCAAGGCATATAAAATGACAAAGATAAACTGGTCGGGGTTGAACCGCAGGCAAGAGATTGACACGGGTATGCTGTCGGAAGAGTTAAATATTTCGACCGAACACACGCCCTATCTCACGCCGTCTATGCGGCACACAGCGTTGTTAAAAGTATCAAAGTATTCAAACGCGGCGGCTCTCTATGGCTTTGATGATTTTTTATGCGTTATTTATATAAAGAACAACGCTGTTTGGATTGATTATATTAAGGACGAGGGAGCGACGATATATACGGGAATGGTGAGCCGCGATGTTGACAATTCGGACGATAATGACGGGGTTGATACCGTTGAATATGACGAGAACACATTTAGGTCAATGGTACAATTCAATGTTTATGACACGCCGACAGACCCCGTCGGCGGTTCGTATCGGCGCAGACTTTTAATTTATCCCGACAGGGCGGCTATGCCGATGTACATAGAAACGGCGAGGTTTACAGCGGAAAAATACACCGACAGCGATGCGGATAAAACATATTATTATGCCGGCAAGGACAGCGTTGAACCGAGAGAATACGGAACGCTTATATATAACACAAAAGACGGCAAATGGTATGAATATATCGATGTCGAAACCGATAATGGTACAAATCATTATGGTGAATACAAATTCAGACTGAACAGCGACAAGACATATTTTAAATGTGACGGTATGGACGCGGTTGTTCGCACATACAACAAGGCAAAGGATGACAGTATAATTGAGGGTGCGCAGGAATCGGATGATGATTATGATGAGAAATTGGAAAAATGGACGTTATCATCTATGCCCGACAGCACGGCGAATACGGGATATTATTATTACAACGCGGCAACGCGCGAAACGTGGCGGTATGTTGAAGTTGAGCTTGAAAACGGCGGCACAAAATGGGATTGGCGTGTATCGACCGCCCCGAATGTGCCGAAGCTCAAATACGCAACGGTGCATTTGAGCCGTGTGTTCGGCGTTGATGACAGCCGCGTATATGCGAGCGGATTTAATGACTATTGTAACTGGACATTAGACACGATAAAGTCATACAACGAATCGAATTCGTGGGTATCGGCATCACAGGCGAACGCGAAAGCGGACGGGATTTTTACGGGGCTTATATCATATCAGGGAAATGTTGTGTGTTTTAAGCGCGATTATATGCAGGAGATATACAACACAAAGAACCCGTTTAGGATAAATGAGATATTCGCAGAGGGCGCGATTGATTTCAGAACGATTCAAGAGGTTGACGGGCGGCTTATATTTGTATCAAATGATAACGTAAAGATTTATACAGGGTCGAACCCAAGAATACTCGGATATTATTTGAACATCGGTGAATATAAATATGCGGTTGCGGGGACGGACAACCGAAACTATTTCTTATACTGTGAGAATGAGGACGGCAATAAGTATTATTTCACCTATGACACGGTGGCGGAGCAATGGTCACGGCAGGGAATAGGACAGAGAATCAAATGCTTTGCGCATAACAAGACGGGGTTGTATTATCTCGGCGGTGACGGAAAGGTTTATCGCACCGACACGAACGATTTTGAACAGGATTTTGAGTTTGAAACCGACATAATAACAAGACAGGACAACAACGAGATTTCGGCAAATATCAAGCATATCAAAAAGTTGCAGATGATGACGGATATAGCGGACGGTGCGGAATTTAAAGTATATTTTTTATACGACGATGAAAAGTTTGATGAAAACAAGTCACACCTTGTATATTCGTCGGGCGGAAAAAGCGGTCGGGTTGCGGTCAGAGTAAAGCCGCGGCAGACGGCGCATTGGGGTATAAAAATGCACGTTTGCGGACACGGATATGTGACGATGTACGGCTTGGAATTGTGGTTTGAGGCAGGCGGTGATTTGTATGTCTGATACAGAAATATCAAAGATGAATTTTAAACAGCTGAGGAATGAGGTTCAGGAGCTCAGAGATGAGCTGGCGCGGTTTAAGCGTGCGTACAATGACACGATAGAGAACCTTGATGACAGCAACCTTTCGGAATACCTAATCAAAGAAAAAGAGGGTATGAAAACCGAGATAGAGGTAAGCGCGGACGGGATAAAGGCTCTTGTTGCAAAAAGTGATGAGCTGGGCAACCGCTGTACCACGATTGAGGCAACCGCGGATAAGATACAAACGCAGGTGACAAAGAATCAAGAGAATATCGGTAAATTCGATTCAAAGCTGACACAGACAGCGGAAGAAATATCGTCAGAGGTTACGGCGGTAAAGAAAGATATGGGAACATTTAAAACCGCAATAAATCAGCGTGCGGATTCGATAGAGAGCAGTGTTTCGGCGATTGAAACCGATGTCGGAGAGTTTAACTCAAAGATAGAACAGACAAAGGGCAGCATAACAACGGCGGTCAATGCGGCGTATTCAAACCCCGTTGAGGTAAATAATTTTAATAATGTTTCGTCAAAGATTAAAAGCGTTATATATTATGATACAACAACTAACCTTTATTGGCACTATGACGGTGAAAAGTGGGTATCGGGCAGCAATGCGAATTTCGGAACGGTGTTTGAGCAGACGGCGGACGGGTTTAAAATGAGAGGAAATGTGCGCATAACAAAGATTGCGCAGGTGGATGGTAATTTAAAAATCGGCGATGCTTCTACAGATAATGAACAGAGGAGTATAATTTTTAATTCGGGCGCAAATATAAGCACGCTTGACGGCGGTGCGGCGGGAAAGACAGGAATAGGCATTAATGCTTCTGTTATTTACCTAACGCAAGCCCCGAACAAAATATATGTCGGAACATCGGGAAGCTCTGTTACACTTGAAAATTATGTAAAGAATAACGGCGGCGGAAGCGGCGGCATTGCGGTGTTTGGATGAGGTGTGAGATATGGCGTATTGGACGGTAACAAATATCGGAACGAACAGTTTTACGGCGAACATATATAATCTGGAAAACAACTTTACATCGGATAATTACCTCGGGATTTGGTTTTTGAAAAAATATATCGGGGAAAAGAACGGAACGAGCGTTTTAAACAGCTTTGAGTACGTTCGCGCCGTTATAACGGTATCGTCCAACGGTTCGGTCGGGAGCGGTAAAAATATCTCGGGCGAACCTGCGGTGTTGGGTGACCCATTGACAAGCGGCACGACATACAAACTATATTGTTATGCACAGGTGAGTGACCAAAATGATAATACACCTCTTTATCTGATAAAGAACAGCAGCGGCGGTAATTTTATTGAGTTCACAACGCTTGCGGAACAGAAAGTAATGACCGCACCGAATGAGCCGCTGTTGGCAGGGAAACGATTTCAGACATCGGGGTCGAATTATCCGAATGCGTATATCAAGTTATCGGGAATGAATGGCATTGGCGCAAGATTTGTATGGCAGGGCGAGGACGCGGTATCGGGTGAAAAGTTTGAACTTGAACTTGACGATGTTGACGGCGTAAATGTCACCTCGAAAGAGATAACGTTTCAATCACTTGTATCAACGCCGAAATTCTGTCGGACGTATCGAATGCGGCTCGGGTCGATAGATGCGGATGACAACAGTAACTATGCGTGGAGCGGCTGGTCAACGTTCACCACACAGCCGTCAAACAGGCTGATGAATTATCCTAAGTTTATATCAAGGGTCGGGAACAAGGCGAGAATTAGGTTCAGCACGGTTCCGGCATACGATTATTCGTATTATCAGACAGAAATAACAAACAACGCCTCGGGGAACAAAGCCATATCGATGATAAATAAAGATGATGTTACGCAAGGCGGAATTTGTGAGTTTATTCTATCACAAACGGGAACATACACAATCACCGTTGCGGCGGCGTATTCAACGGGAAGTGCGGTTTTGTATGCGGCAGATGAGAACGGTGACAGAGTGACAAATACACAGACGGTCAGCTATTTGAGACCCGATTATTTCGGCTGGACGGTAACGCCTCAAACGGGCATTGCAACGGCGAGCGTGCCGAGTGATGACTGGAACGCGCTTTGTCTGAATATCTATGCGGTGGTGAGCGGATATTTGGGCAGGGGTTATGACGCATACGGCGGCAGTAATGAAATATTCTTGCCTGCGGACGAAAGTCTTTACGGCAATACGGCAGGGCGAAGCATATCTAAAGTCTTGACAATGACGGAAACGGCGACAACGGTCGGCGCGAAAATCGATGCGGACAAGACACTTTATGCGTGGCGGTATAATGCGTTGAATTATATATTATGCTGTGTGAACAATTCGGACAGCGAAACGGATGTGACGAATGCGGATTATGCGGAGCATTTCGCAGAGGGCAAACCCGTATATGCGAGGTATTTAACGGCACTTAGCGATAAGGTGAATGGGGTTTAAATCAATGCGGAATTCGGAATTAACACCTCATCCGTCACCTGATGGTGACACCTTTCTCGTCTCCCGACTCGGGCAAATCGCAAAACGATTGCCACAGGCAATCTGCGACCCTCAAGGGGAAGGCTTAATTGAAAACAATTAAAATTTATATAAATTTTTGGAGGTATTATTATGAAACTTATTATCGGAAATTATGAACTTGAATGCGGTGAGCCGATTGAACAGATGTCAAAGACGGCGAACGGCAAAAGACGGTGGCTTTTGGTCTTTTCGGTCAAGGCGGCACTCAGCGCAGAGAACGTTGACGCGCTTTTTAATGCGGAGAATATGCAAACCTTGATTTTCAAGCCCGATGACGCGGACTATGGCTGGGGGCTTAAAGGATATACCGATTTGAACTCGGCGTATATTCGCCGCGGAAGTGACGGAACGGTATCGGTCGAGATTCAGGCGATAAAGACAGAGAGTACACAACAGACGGAAGCGACCGAGAAAACGGACTCTGAAACGGAGCAGGGAACAGAGAAAGAAAAAACGGATGCAGAAACAAATTCCGAAGCAAATACCAAATCGAATACGGGCGAAACGGAGAGTGACGGCAATGCGTGAGATGTTTAAAAGGAACGGCGGCGAAGCCTTTTGTTATACATATGAGAGGACATTAAAGCCGAACGAAACCGTTATTGTGAAAATGCCGAGCGTATCGAAGATGCAGCGCAGTGTAAATGACATCGGGTGGATGTGTGACAGCGACCAACTTAAATTATACGGAACATTGTCGGCGCATTATGAGAGCGAAAACGCGATGTGGCAGGAGATTACACCGGGTGACGAGATAAACAAGACGGTATCGGCACTTAAAATTGTCAACGGCGGCGAGATATGCCGTATAAACATAAGGGCGATACTTTGTTAATTCGGAGTGCGTAATGCGTAATTCGTAATTACAACCAAACGGCGCAAATTATGAGGAAAACAAAATATGAAACAAAATATGTTAGAGAGGTTATTTAAAATGTTAGGTAACATATCGAAAAAGAAAGGTGACAACGGTGATTTTTATACAAAACCCGTTATTGACAAAAAACTTAAAGACGCGGAAACTGCAACAAAAGCCTATACGGACAAAGCGGCGGCGGACGCGAAGAATGACCTTTATGCAGAGGTCGGCGAAAAGGTCGGTGCGGTTGAGGAAACGGTCAAGGCAAGGCTCGATTCGACAGACACCAAACTTGACACAAAGGTAGATAAGGTAAGCGGTAAAGGACTTGTTGACGAAACGGATATACGTACGGCGGTACAAAGTGATAATTTAACGCTTGCGGATGAGAAAAAGATAACGTTGCGTTTTACCGATAGTGGCGGTACCGGAACAAATGTTATTGCTGCCTCTGGTATGACGGTCGGATACAACAATATGAAAACGACAATAGACTGTGGAGGTGCCAGCTTTAGGTTTACGGATACAAACGAAAATGTGTTCATCACTCCCAATGATGTTACGATAAATCAAGGCGGAAAGACGGTTCACAAATTATCGAGTAAAGCCAACACGTCGGATGTCCTCACAAAGGCCAACACAGCAGAATTTACACCGACAGCTGATTATCAACCAGCTACTAAAAAATATGTAGATGATAGTGTTTTCTCAGTTGGTAGCGGAGATATGCTAAAATCAGTATATGATAAAGATAATGATGGAATTATAGATGATGTAGCATTATTGCAGTATTATGGAACTACTGATATCACCATCAGTGATTCAAGCTATTTTACTGTAAATGAAACAGGAGAAACAATAACAGGGTTAACCGATGCTGGTAAGACTCGGACTGAATTAGTTATTCCTTATAAGATTAATGATGTAAAGATTACAAGTATTAAAAATAATGCTTTTAGGGGTTGTAGATCATTAAAATCAATTACTATTCCAAATAGTGTAACAAGTATTATGGAAGGTGCTTTTTCTTATAATTCAGCATTAACATCAATAAATATCCCAAACAGTGTAACAAGTATTATGGAAGGTGCTTTTTCTTATAATTCAGCATTAACATCAATAAATATCCCAAACAGTGTAACAAGTATTATGGAAGGTGCTTTTTCTTATAATTCAGCATTAACATCAATAAATATCCCAAACAGTGTAACAAGTATTGGAAATACTACTTTTGCTTATTGTACAGCATTAACTTCAATTATTATTCCAAACAGCGTAACAAGTATTGGAAGTGGTGCTTTTGCTGTATGTACAGGATTAACATCAATAAATATTCCAAATGGTGTTACAAGTATTGGAGATAGTGCTTTTAATAATTGTACATCATTAACATCAATAAATATCCCAAACAGTGTAACAAGTATTGGAGATACTGCTTTTGCTATATGTACAAATCTTACAATATACTGTGAACAAGGAAGTTATGCTGAAACATTTGCAAAGGATAATAATATTTCAGTGGTATACACTGATATTAAAGATGATGTACTTCACAAACTGTCCGAAAAAGTGAACGTATCAGATGTTGGCGCATTATCCACCCTTGCTACGACAAACAAATCATCGATAGTTGCGGCAATAAACGAATTAAAAGCTGCGATAGATGAAATTAAAGGGAGCTGATAAAAAATGCAGATAAACATACCAATCAAACTTGACGTACAGACGGACAGTCCCGTGCGGCAATATCTGACGGCGCGGCAGGGTGACGGCGGTCTTTATCACATCAATGTCGTATTGTTAAGCGGCGGTCTTGCGCTGTGTATACCAAAGACGGCAACGGCGGTATTGAACTGTGCCAAACCCGACGGCACATACACCGAAACATCGGGGAATATATGCGAGGACGGAACAGCAGAGTTTGTTGTTTCGCCGCAAACGCTGACGGCGGTCGGAATTTGTATTTGTGAGGTACAAATCATCACGCAAGACGGACAGATAACAAGCGGAATATTTGAGATAAAAGTCACCCCGACCGTAATATCTGACGATGTGATAAAATCCACGTCCGAATACGGAGTTTTAAAACAGATTATAGACGCTCTCAAAGGTGCAAATAACACATCGGATATTCCGAATGCACATTTAGAGGGCTTTGGCAATCGCGCGATATGCAAGCTCGACAGCCGTATCAAATACGTATCTGGCAAGGGTTTTTATTCGACCGTATATGATGAGAATTTAATCGGCGAGCATATCAATGTATTCTTAGGAGATGAATTTACCGAGAACGGATACAAAGGCAAATATCGGGCGTTTATCACCGAGCTTGCAAAGACAGCCGATGAGAACGGATACAAGATATATGACACGGGCGAGATAACCACGGCGGTCGGAATAATGACGGCAGCAGGGTATATCCCGAAAGGGTTCTACGGTTCGCTTATCATAAACGGCGGCGTGAACGGCGATGTCGATGTCGAAGTGCCGCCCGAGTTCTCGGCACATTGCGGCGGCGTTGGTTCGCTTTGCGGACTGAACGGATTCACAAGCGGTGTAGGCTGTGAATCAACAGGGTTTTGCAGCAGGGCAAGCGGATATTTCTCGACCGCAAAAGGTGAAAGAGCTGTTTCGGACGGTTACAGATGCCTTGCGGACGGCAACGAGAGCCACGCAGTGAACCTTAGGACAAAGGCGAAAGGTTACAGCTCGTTTGCAAGCGGCGGTGATACCGAAGCCAACGCAGATTATACAACGGCGCAAGGCTTTCACACAATTGCGAATAGTATGTATCAGTCGGTGCGCGGCTTGTACAACGAGATTGACAGCGGCGGCAAGTACCTTGATATTGTCGGGTGCGGCACATCGGAGGGTAGGCGCAAGAACGCATACGCTCTCGATAAACAAGGCAACGGATATTTCGGCGGCAAGGTTTATTCGGGCGGCAAAGAATGTCTGACAGTAGACACAATTAACGCATATATCGGACGCTTTGCAATGACAACGCTTGTTGCGGGCGTATCGGGCAGTTTAAAGATTGAATTGGATTATCCGATAGACTATCACGGTTGGCGGCTCTTTGCGAACGGAAAGGAATTGACGGACAAGCTGATAGGAGCGAACGAAACATTTGTTACCGCGCCCGTGATAATGGACGGAGCATTAACGGTCGTGTTTTACAACGGTGAATATGAAGTGCTACGTGCCGAGACCGAACCGTGCGGAAAGACAAACGAGATACGATATGGGAAGTTAAAAATTTTGGGTTGAAAGGATGATAAAAATTGAAAAAGAAAACCAAAACCACAATCGGAGCGATTGCGGCGGCAGCGGTAACAACCGCATTAATTGCCACGAACACCGCCACGAACACAAAAACGTATGACATCGGATATGACATTAACCCGATAAACGAATATGTTTCGGAAATGTCGCTTGACGTTCCCGATGAATTGTCGGTTGATATTGTTGAGTTGGACGTGAACGGTGCGGAAGCAGACAAAGCATTATTGCCGAACGAGAGTTTAAAGGCGATTCCGCTTGTGTTCACAGACTTAAAAAACCTCGAAATCAAGCTTTACAAGCGTGGCGAGAAAATCGGCGTTGCGAAGTTCAAGGACAACAAACTAAAGGCGGTGGTTGACAATGATTAAATTTAAACATTTGAAACGATTTATCGGTGTATTTCTTGCCGTTTGTATAGTTTCACCATACGCATATACAGACGGACACGACGTGTCCGGTATAACCGAAATCATCTTGACAACGCTTGAAGTTGACGAAACGGGGCTGACAACCGCAATCGGGTATATCCCGACTGCAGAGGACGGCGCACAGGTCACCTGTCTCGCAATGGACACAGAAATGTTCGGCACAGCCGAACATATAATGTGGGTCGACCAAATGACGGTCGGCAACAACGGAACATTTATGACACGGTTTTATGTTCCGTCAAAATTTTCAAACTCAAAAATGTACATACGATTCGGCAGTAACACGGAAGCCGAAACGATAACCGAAACGCTGAAAATCGGCGAATTACCGACAGGAATAGGAAACATTGTCAACGGCAGTGTTATTTACGGCAACGATGCATACATGGCAGACAGCGTGTATTTTAATGCGCAGTATGTAGCCGACAGTATCGCGGCAGGAGGCAACAAGATTTATTTCAAGGTCGGGAATCGAATATATGACCTTATGGATTCCGCCACAACATCAAACGCTTATCTTGTGGCGGACAATGCAATGACCGCCGATGAGGTATCGGAAATTAAATTGAGGTATTATTACACAACGGCAAAGCGTGTGAATTGCGAGGTGTAGCTATGGAAACGATAATCGGAGCAATCATCTCCGCAGCGGCGGCGATTACGGTATGTATCATAAACGCCAATAATCAAAACAAAAAGATTTTGGCAGAAATGGATAAACACAACGCACTTCAAGCGCAGCGGCTTAAGCTGCTTGAAGAAAAAGTCAACCGACACAACAATTTAATCGAGAGAACGTATGCAATCGAACAAAAGCTTGCCGTTCTCGACAATAGAGAAAGGGTGTCGGAACATAGAATTGATGATTTGGAAAACAGATAAAAGAAAGGATGAATTTTATGAATAAAAATAGCAACAAAATGAACATCACATCGGGAACAATTGCGAGGACAATAATACTCGTTCTTGCCCTTGTAAATCAACTTTTGACCGCAACGGGTCACAGCGTGATTAATATCTCGGACGAGAGCATAAACACGCTGATTTCAACAGGTTTTACAATCGTGACCGCCATTGTTGCGTGGTGGAAAAACAATAGTTTTACCCAATCGGCACTTAAAGCCGATGAGGTAATGAGAGAGGGGAAAGAAAATGCGAGCCGTACATCAGATTAAGTATAACCGCTCAAACAGGGGCGGCACACCGATAAGATACATTGTCGTACACGATACGGGCAATCCCTCGCGCGGCGCGAACGCAACGGCACACTATAACTATTTTAACGGCGGTGACCGCTCGTCAAGTGCGGACTTCTTTGTGGACGATACACAGGTTTTATGCGTGAACGATTATTATAAGTTTTATACGTGGCATTGCGGTGACGGTCACGGGAAATACGGCATAACAAACCGTAATTCGGTCGGGATTGAGTTTTGCATAAACGTTGATTCCGACAGGGATAAGACATTGGAACGCACGGCACAGCTTGTCAGAGAGTTAATGCAGGAACTCAATATCCCGATTGACCGAGTTGTACGCCACTATGACGCAAGCCGCAAGAACTGTCCGCAGAGTATGAGTGGCAACGGTTGGGTGCAGTGGTACGAATTTAAAGAAAAATTGAAAGTTGAGGATTTAACAATGGCACAATATGAAGAATTAAAAAACGAAATATCACAGCTGACCGAAACGGTAAAGGTTTTGGCAACGGAGCTGCACGATTTAAAACATCCGATGATATATAACTATATCGACAATAATATGCCCGAATGGGCGCGTGAGGCGGTCAGTTGGGCGGTCGAGAACGGCATATTAAACGGTGACGAAAACGGTCTGAACCTTGACGATAAGGATTTGCGATTCATCACGATGATGTATCGGATGAGGAAACAACAATAATCGGGGGTGACGGCAATGTCTTATACGATGCAGGATAAGATAAATCAAATTTTGGGCGTGAACCAAAAGACGGATGAAGAACGCCAAGCCGAGAATTATCAAAAGTCGGTGAACAATGTTTTAAGCAATGCAAATCAAAACAGCATTGACAACAGAAATACGGGCTTATACAACGCTCAATCGGACGGCAAACAAAGCGGTTCGATAACACAGCAAAGAAATAAATCTTTAGGCTCAGGATTGTATCAAAGTCCGTATACCGCACAACAGACACAGACAAGCCAAGCGGAACAGACAGAACAATCAGACGAGGAAACGCCGAAAAAGAAAGGATATAACCCGTTTTTGAAAAAGGACGGAAGTCTTGTCAATAAATACATAGATTATGAATCACTTTATAACAGCGACAAGACGAACGCCTATGTCAAACAGTGGATAACGGAAGCAACGGGAATCGGTGCGGAAGATACCGAGGAATCCTCGGAGGCTGACACTGTGGACGAACAGCCGTCAGCAGATACATCGGGCGGCAAGCTCGGTTTTGTATCGGCAAAGTATGAAACGGGAGGATATGACGGCGGTCTTGTATCGAGCGGAAGTGGTGACTATGGCGGCATATCTTACGGAATACCTCAATTCTCGACAACAACGGGGTCGGCGAACAATTTTGTCAAGTGGCTTAAATCGGCGTACCCCGATATGGGAAGTTATTTCGGTTCTGCAACGGCGGGTTCGGCGGAATTCGGTAATGCGTGGAAAACGGTATATCAAAAGTTCGGTGATAAATTTTCGAACGCGCAGACGAGTTATGCTTATTCGCAATTTGTTCAGCCGCTTGTTAATCTCGCCAAACAAAAAACGGGAGTTGACTATACACGGTCGAGTGCTCTTAAAGAACTTATATTCTCGACCGCGATACAGTTCGGCGGCGGAAGTTTGGGACTTAGAGCGTTGGGTAACGTGAATTCGGGGATGTCGGACACGGATATAATCAACGCGTCATATGACACGAAAATTGCGAATTACAAAAGCTTTTTTAAATCATCGAGCGGAAGCGTTCAAGAGAGCGTCCGCAACAGGTTTGTCAATGAGCGCAATGACGTTTTGGCTCTTGTCGGCAAGGGCGGCGGAACAACAACGGCATCGGTGAGCCGCAGACGGCGGAACAGCAGGCGGAGAGGCAGGAGAAAAAGCGCGAGTTCGGGCGGAAGCTCGAAAGGGCAGAGCCTTGTCAACACGGCAAAGAAGTTTTTGGGAACACAATATGTTTGGGGCGGAACGTCACCGTCGGGGTTTGATTGCAGCGGTCTTATGCAATACGCGGCGGCGCAGAACGGTATATCCGTACCGAGAACGACATACGACCAGATAAAGGGCGGCAAGGCGGTTGACAAAAACAACCTGCAACCGGGGGATTTTGTGTTTTTCGGTACGGCGAGCGACCCTCATCACGTTGGGATGTATATAGGGAACGGGCAATATATTCATTCGCCGAAAACAGGTGATGTTGTTAAGATAAGCAACCTCAGCGGACGGAGTGATTTTGTCGGTGCGAGAAGATATGCTTAAATCAATTCGTAATTCGGAATGCGTAATTCGGAATTAACATTAATTCGTAATTCGGAATGCGTAATTCGAAATTACAACCAAACGGAATGTATGCGAAAACAGGGTTCCCGAAAAATGAGGGTTGTACCCGAAATTTTTTGGGAAGAAGAAACGCCGCGAAGCAGGCGATGGATTTTATCGTGATAAAATTCGAGCAAGCAAAGCGCGCGTTGACGAGAAGAAAGGAATGATTTTATTATGGCAACATATGAAGAAGAACAGAAAACTTTATTAAATGACAATCAATGGCAGAATTGGCAAAACAACAGTCTTGCGAAAAAGATTAAACAGGCGCAAGGCGGCGCGATGTTAAAGAATGCGGTGGCGAAACAGGATTATGTCAACAAGCTTAAATCAAAGAACACGGCGATACGACCGTATTATTATCAGCAGGGCAGCCAATACGGCTTAGACAAAAATGCGATTGACAGGCTTTTCGGATATGACAATGGAACGGGACGAGTATCGTTTGACGGCGAGGATTTGGGAAAGCCCGTTGTGGAAGATAACGGAACATCGTATTGGAATGAGACATATCTCAGCAACAAGTGGAATGATTTTGTCAAGAAAAACGGACTCAATAAAATCGGGGCAAAGTCACAGAACAATTCAACGGTGACGGAGGGGTTCAGACCATACGACGATGTGAACAATATTTATAAGCAAAAGCAGAATTGGGCGAGTGCGGCGGCAAAGGGCGATACGACAGGTCAGAATGCGGCGGCGAATGCGGCTCTTAAATATTATAACAGTCTTAGAGAAAACGGTTATGGCTCGGTTGCGGACGAGCTGGAGGCGGCAGACGGAAGCGATGATTTTGCAAAGAAGTATTACGGTATGATAGGACTTGTACCGTTTCGCGATTATCTTTATCAAAAGGGTGCGGCGGACGGACTTTCAAAGTCGGATATTGACAAGCGTATATCATACAATGATGTGACGGGCGAAGTATCATTCAACGGTCAGAATTTAGGCAAACCGTTATCGGAAATAAACGGTACATCGTATTGGCAGTCGGGTGACCTTGATAACTTATACACAAACTTTATGAAAAACGGCGGCGAAAATTATATGTCAGACGAAGCGCGGTCAAATCGCCTTAAAACAGCGGTAATGAATAACTCGACAGAGTTGTATGACCGTCTTAAAGGAAAACAAGACGAACGCGACGCGGCGGTATATAAGCTCGCCAAAGACGCAGAAAATATCCCGTCATACGAAAGCATCGTAAAATCAATAATGGGTAAATATGACCTTTCGGCTATGCAGGGCAGAGATAACGCGGCGGCATCGGCGGCGGCATCGAACGGCGGCAACATAGACAGCTATGCGGCGGCAAATGCAATGCGTCAACAGGCGGCTTTGACACAAGAGGGGATGCAGACGGCGCATAAGCTCGGCTTAGAAGCATATAACGCTCGAATCGGAAACGTCAGAACCATACTCGAAAACTTAGGTGTTCAGCAAAATAACGATGGAACGCTTTTGAGAGAAGCGAACAACGATATTATGAGTTATGCAAAAGACTTTAATTCGATGTCCGAGGAAAAGAAAAACAGTGAGTTCCAAAGGCAGAAAGATATTGCGGAAGTCACGGGCTATGAACCGATAGAATGGCAGCTTAAAAACAACAGATACTTAAACGAGGACGGAACGATTAAGGATGAGTATAAAGACACCGATTTTAAGGCTATTGCGAACGCGGCAAGAGCGGCAGGAAATACTGCGGCGGCGGATGAGGCGTTGTTGGCAAGGTATTATAAGATAACGGGTGACTATAACCGATACGGACAGTTTGACGACGGCGATTATTTGACGGCAAAGAGCCAGCGCACATTGACAGGTCGTGACGCGGATACACAGAATAAGATTAACATTGCGAATGTTACGAGATATGTGCCGAGAGAATGGGCAGAGAGTGACAACCCCTTCCTCAAAGAGGACGGAACAGTCAAAGACGAATATATGACAAAAGAGTTTGACGATAACGGCGGTTTTGCGGCTATGATTGCCAATACAAGCGATGAGGTGACAAAGCAATACCTCAGAGAAGCGCGGACGAAGAAAATGCTCGGCAATATGGGCAAATACGGACAGTATATATCGGACGGTGACATTGTTATTCGACCGAGAGAGGAAACAGCGGACATCGACCAAGCGAACAAAGACCGTCAGAGCGCACAGGATATTGCGTTTAATCAAACGGCGACAGAGTTACAGATGAACGAAAACGATAATGCAACGGATTTGAGCATTGCACAAATGGAAGCGGAGCTTGCCGAGTTGCAAGCGAAGATTGATGCGGCGAAGAACGGCGGCGGTAAGACAGGAAGCGGCGGTAAGACAGGAAGCGGTTCAAAGAGCGGCGGAAGTTCGGGAAGCGGCATAACACAATCGAATGCGTCGAAGAACCTTTTGCTGTGGATTGATTGGGCGAACGGCGATGAGGCCGAAAAAGAATTTAAATGGTCGAGCAATGGAACGTTGACATACAACGGAAGTGATGACTTTAATCACAAGTCGGAACTTCTTGCGGCGGCACAGAGAGATAACAGTTTGTCGCAGTCGGAAAAGGATTTAATCAGCGCGGCGATGAAGAGCCAAGCGGTATCACAATCGGCAAGTGAAATAAACAAAAGTGATATGGTAAGTCAGCTTGTTAATTTGAAAAATGCTTCGATAGGTAAATCGGCGGCGTCGATATTGTCTACATTCTTTAAAGCCAAAAACATAAGTGCGGCAGACGCAAACGATATCGCAAAACAAGCGGGATTCAGTGATAACGAAATAGCGGAATATTACAGCTCGCCTTATAAATGATAACAAACGAGGGTTTATCCCCTCGTTTGTCGGAAAATAATCAGTCGGAAAGCAGGTGCAGAAATGGCAATAAATAAAAACGAAGGACTTGAAGATCTGAAAAAGAACGGATGGGTACCTTTCAGCAAACAAAAGTATGAAATAAAAGACGATGCCGGCAACACAGTCGGCACGATAGGGTATAAGGCGGCAAAAGCCTTGAACAATAACAAGCTATTTGATTATGACCCACAAAATGACGAGGAAAGAAAAGTTTTTTCGTACCTCAG